GTTTTGATTAAATCGAGTAAATTTGTTAAATTTGAATTATCATATGTTTGTGTACTATCCTTATTATTTGTTCGATTTATTATATCATTTACTATTGATATTTTATGAGACATAGAAACACTTGTATTTGTTATTAAGCTCAGTATATTATTTTTGTAATTTTGTGTTATTAATTGTACACCATTGTTTTCAAAAGATTGTATTTTTTCTCTTCCTTCATTTATATTATTTAGTATAATTTTTTCAATATCCAATATCTTTAATACCAAATCTTCGGCAAAGTTTAGTGCTTCTGCAATGACTTGTTTTTTTTCTTCCTTTTGCTCTTCTGTCGCACCTACATTACTTGCTGTTTCAATTTTTGTTTTGATTAAATCGAGTAAATTTGTTAAATTTGAATTATCATATGTTTGTGTACTATCCTTATTATTTGTTCGATTTATTATATCATTTACTATTGATATTTTATGAGACATAGAAACACTTGTATGTGGACTTATTATTAACCCCCATATTTCATATTTGTCTGATTGATTTAATATTTTCCCACTTAATTTATCGATGTTTTGATTGAGTTGATATACAATAGAATCGTTCAATTTTGAACAATTTAAAGGATCATATAAAATATGTTGTTCCTTTCCTTTTTGTTTGATATAATACATAATATCATATATTTTGTCATTTTGGAAATCATATGATATCTTTTCGCAAAATTGAGTATATTTGAATTCAGGAGTAACATCTATTTCAGAACCACTGATATTATGAAATAAATGACTATACAATACACATAATATAGCATTGCCAACATTTCTACATATGTTTACAGAATTGTCACTATCCACAAATTTTTCATTTTCGTAATCGATTATTTTGTTAAACTCTTTATTTATACTAAAAAAATGTTGTTTGTAAATTTTAATAGGTTCCGAAACAATATTGTGGAGAACAAATTGATTATATGTATTACCAGACATTTGGATAACAATGAATACTATTAAAACAAGAAAAGACGCCATTATATAAAACAAAATAGCATTGGATTCTCTTTGATTATATTCAATATCTTTAATAACAAACATCCAAACTATTTGAATAAAGATTGTGAAACCTATCCCGCTCAAAATAAATGAAGAAATTTTGGATGATGTGTTGATTCCCCATACAGTTTTTATATAATCAAAAAAAGACGATTTCTTAACTCCGTCTTTTTGAATATCATCATGATTATCTTTTGTAAGATATTTCAAGAAATCAAAAATCATAATATATGCGAATATGGCGATTGAATAAACAATAAACCCAAATATGTCATCACTTAGATATAATTTTATATCTTTTAGATAATTTGTAACAGAACCATCTTCATTTTTATCAATAAAGAAGTAAATAAGTCTCATCATTATAAGAAAAATACCAATAGTAAATATTGGAGTATTATCGGGAAATTTCTTAAAATAATTAATATTAATATTGAAAACATCACTTAATACTTCTGTGTAAATTTTATAAGGATATAAGAAAATTATATAAATGATCAGAAATAATGCACTCATAATGAATATTGCAAGAAGAAATTTATCTGAGAATAAAAGTTGAAATGTTACAATAACTATTTGCAAAAGATTATGAGGTAAAATAAATTGAAAAAATGTTGCAAATATATTGTTATCGTCGGGAAAACTATTACCTAATATTTCATTTATATATTTTAAGTTTATGAACAAATTTATACTCAATGATGCTAATATTAAAATGAAAAACAATGATATCAAAATCATAATAAATACAATAAATTTTGGTACATCAGATATTTTTAGAAGTTTGTCGAATTTTTCTTGATTTTTTGCAATTTCAAAACGATGACTTTCAGATTCAAAGTATTCATCGTGACAAACATTTTTCAACATTTTTCCGAAATCAAAAGATGTTTTATAATGTTTGACAAATATTGAGAGTTCATATACATATTTTGTTATCAGAAGTGATATTATTAACAATATTGTATATTTTAAAATATATGATTTATCTGTAACAATACTTCCTTTCAACATATATTGTATTTAATCTTTACAAATAAAATATTTATGACCTTAATGTATTTAATATGTAAATAATAACAATATAAATAATAATCAAAATATATACAGATTGAGATGTCTGAATGGCGTTATTAAGAATTTTATTTGAATCAAGTTCCTCCATATTAGAACCATTTGATTCAATTTTTACAAATTCGTTTCCATAAAATTTATCATATTTGTCATAAAACGAATTGAAGTTATTTACAACATATTTTGATAGTTTTTGATCTACTTCTATAGTTGTTATTTGATTTGATAGAATATTATTGATGTTTGTAAACAATTCTTCAATAAGTTTTTGAGATCTTTTGATATAAGATTTTTTAATATTGTTTGATAAAACATCGTCATAGTATTCAAGTATGTTTTGAATTTTGTCGATATTAAAATTATCATCAGTGTGTTCTTTACAACTTCTTAATCTTTTCACCATCAGTATAGTCAAATCTTTAAATTTATTTTGGAAAGATGCAACATTTTGTACAATATTGTTGATAACATCTTCAGGAACAATATCTTGATATTTGTCTTCAGATGATGTTATTGAATTTATATTATTATTGTGCTCATATTCATCTGAATATTTGAGGTTTGTCAGACCATTATAAGTTTTTCCTTCAATACAAACATTATAAATACTTGAATTAAAATTCTTATGTGACACATTTGTATTATAAACTTTTGTTATGAAAACTCCCATATCAACATTTTTGAATTTGGTACATTTTGATTTATTTGATTTATAATGATCAACAAAGAGTTCTTTAAAATATGATTTTGGATTATATTCTTCTTTATCGTTGTAAATTATCTTACTTTTATTTTCACATGTTGTTTCATAATTCAATCTTGGCAAAATGTCAACATTTGCAAATATATAATTATATAATACTAAATGTATTGCATTGGCAGCATTCATACATACAGAACCTTGTGAAGCATTTGTCATATTGTTTTCAATCATTTGATCAAAAATATTTGAAATATTTTTTAAATTATATCGATATACATCATTTGGTTTTTTTAAAATGTTCTCATTTACATAATAGTTAAAATTTTTGGAAGAATGAATTGTTAAAGAGCTTGTAAATAACAGTAATAATGGTATAAGTAAATTTATCATATGTTTCATATCAGATGTATCTTTCGAAAAAATCAAATATGTCTCATCTTTGTCAATAATGTTTAGATTTTTAAGAAATTGTAATAAACTAATAATTAAAATACTTATGACAATAACAATGATTAATATTATCATATTGCTAATGTTTTTATTGTAATAAAAAATATCTATTATCAAATTAAGAAATATATTTGAAAATTTTGATCTGTCTTGTTGAATAACATCCGATTTAAAAGAAGATATCATTTGTAAAATGACAAACATGAAGATTATAAATGCGAAATATGAAAAATCAATTTTTTTTAGGAATATCATCATGATACCAAGTACAAATGTCATAATTAACATTGGAAAAATCATTTTATTTTCTAATTTTGAAATGTTGTATTTATCCATAATAAGTAAAGGAATCAAAGCAATAAGAAAACAACAAGATATGAAATAAAATATATACAAAATCATATATAATATATCTATTGAGGTTGATTTTATCAAAGTATTTTCAAGATCAATAAACCCTGCAATATATTCTTTTCCGAAAATAGAAAAGAATATAAATAATATATAAATTAAAGTTAAAATTCTCACAATTTGTTCAATATAATTTGAATAATGATTGTATTCGGTATCATTTGTAATTCGTAAATTATTTTCATCTTTTGCAATTTGAAATCGATCTGTTTCGAATTCAACATAAGCATTATTACATATTTTCTTCAAAATAGAACCCAAATTAAATTTATAGTTGTATTTATATGTAAAAATAGAAAGAGTAATGATTTGTTCTAATATTAAAAAAATACAAATGACAAATAATAAAAATATATAAATTTTTCTATAAGAATTGATATCTCGTACATTCATAACAAAAAGATTATTTTCCTTATAAATCAAAAATATTTTTTTGTTATGTAAAAACTTGAAAAGGTAAAAAATGATAATATAATAATAAAATACAAACGAATGGATAAATTACCAAATGATGTCGTGTATAATATGTTACTGTATTTACCATTTAGATCAGGTTGTAATGTCAATAAAGTTATGAAATTAAATTTAAAAGAAAAAGATATATTTCATATATGTCATAAAAATAACAAAATATTTCAGGAAACCATATCATATTATGATATGTCGCATGTTATATTCGATGATATAAAAAAATCTATATTTCAAATTGATCAAATATCAAATATTATTCATGATATTGGATTTAACAAAATAAATAGATCATATAAGAACCTTATATTTGAAACAAAAAATATCAAAACAGATATTGAACATACACTCAAAATCTATAAGGTATTATTGAAGATGATTGAAAAATATGTTATAGGAGAATTTATCATAAATAATCCATATATAACATTTTTCACAAATGTATCAGCAAATATGATAAACTATTTTATAAATATAATCATTAGCAATAACGAATTATCAATATCATATAATGAAATTAATAGAAAAATAATAAAATTTAGATTAATGATATATCAATCTCCATGGTATAATACAAATATAAATGTATTTAATTTATTCATTTTGTATATCAATCGATTGAAAATATTAACTCAAGATACAAATCAAATAAAAATATTAAATTCGACAGAAATCACAGATAATACATTAAAATGTTTATTTGAATTCAATAAATTATTGAAATCGAAAAAAATAAATGAACTTATGAATACATAGATAATAAAGTCATGTTCGGAGATTTATCGACCTTATTGCAATATTTCATAAAGAATTCTTGAGAAACATAATAAGGGAATTTAATCTCAATATTATCAGTTGGGAGATATTTCATCATATTTACCCATGAAATAATATTATTAATTGTACTTTTAATATTTCTTACACCATCGTCGTTATTATTTTCTATGATAGTTTTTAGAAGCTTATCTTCGAAAATAATATCACCGGACTTAAGATTATATCTTGGTAATAGCTCCGGTATAATATAATCTTTGCAAATACTCATTTTTTCATTAGAACTGTAACCAGGAACCTTTATAGTTATCATTCTGTCCTTTAAAACAGGATTAATAAGATTTTCATCATTGTATGTAAAAATTATGAGTGATTTTGATAAATCGAGATCTATTTCTTCGAAATATTTATCTGTATATTTATCGTTTTGTACAGGATCGGTAATATGAATAAGTGTGTTTATAATTTCTTCACCTCGACTTGTATTTGAAACTTTGTCTAATTCGTCAAACAAAAATACAGGATTCATAACACCTGATTTTATCAAACTTTCAGTTATCTTACCATAAGTTGCTCCCTCGTATGTATAATTATGACCATTAAGATAAGAAGCATCACTTATACCACCTAATGAAATAAATGATAATGGAATATTCATTGCTTTGCTTATACAGGTTTTAATCAATTTAGTTTTGCCAACACCTGGACTTCCGTGAATACCAATGACATATCCGCAACTTTTTGGATTACTTATCCATTGAGCTAAGATTCTAATTATTTGTTCCTTTGTATCATTATGGCCAAAAATCGATTTGTCAAATAATTCTTTGACAGTTTGGAGATAATTTCTTATATCAGATTCACCATTTGTTACAGGTAGATTATGATATTTATTTATTGGAATTTTTGAAAAGAAATTCAACCAGTTACCTAACTTACAATATTCTCCAGAACCAGGTATCATTCTATTATATTGTTCAAGTTTTGCTAGAAGAATATTCTTAGTATTGTTTGGAATATCCATCTTGAGTATTTTAAATCGCAATGGTTGATTTGGTTCATCAAACTTACATATTTCTAAATCCTTTTCAATCTTATATATTGTATCTTTTTCACTTTCTTCAATTCCTTTGAAATGATTTTTTTCAGTATTATTATATTTTTTTAATATATCATTATATTTGTTTTTTTTATTTGATTCAGTATCTGAATCGTCTTTTTTTCTTTTACCAGCTATCTGAGATATAATTGTTTTTCTCAATTTTGACGCATCTATAATACACATTATTTCATCTTCTTCATCTTCTTCATCTTCTATTTCTTCACTTGAATCACAAGTAGATGGTTGATAGCTACTTGTTTTATTTTCATCACTTATTGCTTCTGATATAGATTCTTTTTTTTCTGATTCATCATCATTATCTTCAGACATTTATTAGATATAAAATCATAATATGTTTTATATACTTTTGAGATATTTTTATAATTTTTCCATTGTTTCTTCGCTTATATTTCCCCAATATTTATTACTGGTTTTAGTATTGACTATTTGTATAACTTTATAATAATAAACTATAAGAATATATAGGATAATTAATGCGGCGATACCTATATATATATTTATGTATTCTGGTGCCAATAAATAAAATAAAAATACAATGGTAACAATTAATGTACAAGATGAAATTAAGTACATATATGCTATACGTTCTACAATGTCTTGTTTTATGATATCAATTCCTTGTTTTCCCATTTTGACCTTATATTTATAATTTTTCTCATGTTCTTTAAAAGCTTTCTTTTCGTTCTCTAAAGAACCATATACTTGTTGGAAAACATTTGTTACATCATCGTGATTAAGTTCTTGTTGGACATTATCAAGGTATATATCAAAATAATCCATATAAACTTCAATTTTTTGTTTAATAAAATCTAATTTTTTTCTTACAGTATCAACATCTTCACACTGAATTTCAGTTGTAAATTTCTCAATTATTGCTCCACGAGATAAAAAGTTATTTGAAATGTTCATAGCAAATGCTATTATAAATGCACCAATAGTACCATATTGTTGAATGTCTTTTTTAGTAATAAAAACAAGTGCTATGTATATTGCAGTAATAACTGCTATACAAACATAGTAAATTATGAGATATGTATCTAAAGAATTTAAAATTTCTTTTTGACCATTTGATTTTTCATATAAAGAATTTATCTTATTTCTTGAATCCAATATATTACTATTCATTGATCTTAATTCTTTTCCAGTATCAAGAAATCTCTTCTTAAAATTATTTTGATTATTTGATTTCATTAAAGAAATATAAATTGGCGAATTGGTTACATCGGAGTTGTTTAAAGGATTTTTTAATTTATCATACAATGTAATTGTATATACATTATCTACTTGCCCACTTTCATCATTTTGAAAATCTTTAATTTCGTATTGCTTATTTTCGTATTCCACTAGGTATGATGTATCGACCTTTTGAAGATAATCTATATCTGATGCATCTGAAGATCGATTCTTTGTAATTGTGATTTGTTTATCCTCATGGTCATATCCTACATTATTATAATTTCGAGAATCTACACTACCTGTAATATCAATAATTAAAGAATCATCAAATTCCTCACGAATATTGTTAAAATATGTACATAGTGTACCATCATCTTGACCGTATTCTTTTAAACATTTTGAAAAAACATATAATTTAATGAATTTTTCTATCATTTCAAATAGTTTTTCTAATGCTTTCAATTGTGATAGTTCATTTGGTGAGCGAAACAATAACATCATATATATGTGATTTTTCAGATTAGAACTAGTTGTAGAACCTATTACATAATCTTTTATACTTATTTGTGAAAAATCTATTTTCAACTTTTCATTTGAATCTTCACCAGTAATGGTTGAAACCTCACTAAAAACTCCAACATCAATATATTTGGATAAATGAGTGATATTATTTTTCAAAATTTTGAATTCGTCGTTATTGTTGTTATCAGTCGATACAGTAGTAATTGGTGCCATATTTGTTGGTTTAGTTATGTTTAAAAATAATTCATTTTTTTTCCCTTTATAATTTTCGATACCATCTGTTGCAGTTTCTATACTAGTTATTATTTCATTATTTGCTTGTTTTATAATATTGAATTCATATATAAATTTTTTAAGCATTGCTTTATCGTCATCAAAAAAATCAAGATCAAGTGACAACATTGCATTCAAACTATTACCAAAATCATCATAATTTCTATCATTTTTGATATAATTAATAACATCGGTATTATCAAATAAATTATTATCACAAAATCTTCTTAATTTTGTCTTTAATGACATAAAACGTTGATTCAAGGCAGTCATTAGATTTATTTTCCTTTAATAAAATCATACAAAAAAAATACAAATTATTTTTTCTTAAACGCATACTCTATAATAATAAGATATACCACTATTTTCATTATATCTATCAATTTTAACGATATCACCCTGCTTTAATCCCATCCATTTTGCAATAACATCGTTTTGTAAAATGAACGGCATTTGAACCTTTCCTTTAATCAAATATTTTTCCATCAACTCTGTTACTTCATTTGAGTTAAGTTTTTGATGTTTCGGAACTAAATGATGTTTTGAAGGATTATAAAGAAGATTTTTTACATGAAAGAATTGCAAATGACCACCATTTTTTTGCAAGGTTTTATCATAATAGGCCAATTGTTGTAGGATAGGTGCAGATACAGTATCATTATTGAATATAAGAATTATGTTTTTTTTATTATTATATTTCTCAGTATACTTCATTAAATCTGTTTTCGCAAATTCTTTTAATTCATCTAATACACTTCTCCTTAATTTCTTTGTCAATGCGAAAATAATAGTATGATGTGATGTATGAAATTCAATAATGTTTCTATCATTATAAAATTCATCCCTTGAAATATCAACCTCATGTTCATTAAACTCATCAATATTATCACCACGGTCAATTAACATTTCTTTAACATTATTAACAATAATATCAACCTCCATTATTATAATAATAGAATATTATATAATATCATTTTTTACATTATCTCCAAATATTTCCACAATGATCACATACATATAGATATTTCATATTCAATGGATCATATTTAATATAAAGAACTTGTTGATCTTTATTTGCTGTATTAGAAATACAATCAGTGTTATTACATTTTGTTTGTTCATCATTAATTCTTCTCAAAGTAGGATCATATCTTAAATATTGATTAATATTTTGGTTATAAAGCAAATCATCATCGGAATACATTGTTTCCGATATTTTGATAGCACCAATTTGTTTGTTTTCAACGGTAAATGGACAATGTTTACAATATTTAACCATTTTTTTGTTTTCATTGGATTTGATGTATAACATATTATCACATATATCACAGAACTCCATTATATGATGATATATCTTTATTATTTATTCATTTTTTATTTTAATTCATATAAACAATTAATAAATATCAATAGATAAATGAAATGCATCAATATATATACTATTATTTCACCTCATCTTGATAATAGGACCAGATATATCAATTCAACCTTAAGTAAATTGAAAGAAATAGGTGATGAGTTAGAAATTAAAATAGAGTTATATTCAGTGACACAACCTTCACCCGAATATATTCAAGAAAATGTTGAAGAATATAATAAAAGAGTTGATTATACACAAGATGACGAATTTAAAACAACACCTTTAAATGTTCAAAACATTTCTAATATCGAAAAACATCGTCAACTTTTGAAAAACATTTCACAAAAATCTGAAAATGATTTTCATCTTGTTCTTGAAGATGATGTTTTGATAAACAAGGATTATATAAAAAATATAAGAGACTTTTTCATCAAAATATCTGAAAATTCTTTCCAAGAATGGGACATGATATTGACTTGTATGTCATTCAATGAAAATACAGATGATTTATATATAGATAATGTTTCAAAACATACGAAACTTCTTTTGAATAAAAGTTCTTATATGATCAAACCACAAACAGCTTTGAAATTATATGATTTTTTTGAAAAATTTAAATATAATTTCAAAACTGGATTATCAAAATTTATTTCTTTGAATAAATGCAATGCTTTCTTTTTAAATAAAAATACATTTTTGGAAGGATCTAAAATGGGTATATTTCCGTCATCTATCAATACGGATAATGTATTATATCAAAGTAAAGAATATATGGAAATTCATAATATTATACGAAATATATCAGAATCTAATAATAAAGAAAATGATGTTATTAAAGCAGAAACTATATATAATAAAGTTAAGGAATTACCAGGACCAGACATAACATATTCAATGGGTCTTTTATATTATAAGGTTCAAGATTATGATAATGCGAAGAAATATATGACCGAAGCTTGTTTTAAATTAAAAAACGAAAAGGGACTTTTGTCTAAATCTTCTACGATATTGAACAATGCAATAAATATTTGTCAATATGACCAATATAAGTTGGAAAAATACAAAAAAAAACAATCTAAATATTATTAATTGCTATCATCTTTTTTTTGTAATGCATTTATTTTGTTTTGCATTTGTTTTATTGTTTCACCATGAGATACTTTGTTTTTTTCAAAAGTTTTTTCAAGTGCTTCAATTTTGCTAGCAAGAACATTCATTACTTCATTTACTTTTTTTAAAACAGATGAATTATCTGACTCTAATTTTGAAAATTTACTATCAACTAATTCTGTAACTTTTTGAACTTTATCATCATTTTGTTTTGATAAATCAAGAAGTTTCATTTCAACTTCATTATTATCATTTGGTGTTAGAGCATTGAATTGGTTTTCAAGTCTGGTAATTCGTACAGTTAAATTATGTATTGACATTCTTTCCTATACAAATAATATACAAAAAAAAATAGGATAAAAACGAAAAAATGATTATTTTTTCTATATAGTAATATAAAGATTATAAATGATTATTCCAATAAGATGTTTTACTTGTGGAAAAGTTATAGCAGATAAGGTAGATTATTATAATAAAGAGGTTGAAAAAATGAAACTAGAAGGAAAAGAAAACAATGATAAAATGTTTAAACATTTTGATGATATTCATACAAAAGATATTTTAGATAAACTTGGATTGACAAGATATTGTTGTAGAAGAAATCTGATTTCAAATATTGATTTAATGGAAATAATTTAATGTGTATCGAGTTTATTTAAAATAATGTTTGATTCGAGTAAGAATGGAAGACAAAACATCAGAAGATGAAGTTCCGGTAAATTGGGAAAAAATAATAGAAACTAAAATTGAAAATAAATTTAATCAGGTAATGGATATTTTACCAAAAGCCGATAATATAACAATAAAAAAACAAATAAAAGAATATACATTATCAGATATCTATAATGGTACATTACAGACCATAATAGATATAATAAATGAGGTAACCCACTTGCTGACTGAAAGAAAATATTTATCGAATAAGACATATATGACACGACTTTTTCAAATTTTTCTACAAGAAGATAGAAAATATTTCTTAGGAATTATTTTGATATTTTTGTCAATGATTTTATATTTCATAGATGGTTCGAGTATTTAATTTTTTTTATCAACTCATTTTAAAGATGAAATTTATAATCGAAAATATTCAAACAGAAATATATATAATATTATTGTTTATTGCTATTTTATTTTTTGTTTCAGCGAATATTGGATTAAAAAATCAATTGGCATTTTTGATTTCAATAATATTTTCAATTATAGCATTTATATATTTACAACAACTTTCAAATACAAGGGAAACTAGTGAGAACAATGTTGTGAAAAAATTTAACGATGATATTATTGAAAGAAATGAAACAAACGAACCCTTCTTTATGACACAAAAATTTCCGAAAAAAATGAAATATTTGAAGGAAAATACAGAATTTATTAATCTTATTGAAAATTTACGGTTTGTAAAAAAATTTGAAAAATCACGCTATAGTGATATTCTTTTTAATTTGAATCTTTTGATGAAAGTTTATATATATATATTATCAGAACGATATGATCCTGTAGAATTCTTACCACAATTTATAGACATAAGAGATAACATAATAGACATGATGTATTCGCTTATTATTGTGGTTCCAGGAACTTTCAAACATACATATGGATTAAGACCACATGATGAAATTCATAAATCAATCGATAAGTTTTTAATAAAATCAAGGGAAATGATAAATGTAATTGAAAATTTTTCAAAAGTTCACAAAAAAAAGTTATACATACCAGATACAAAGTACAAACCTTATAATCAGTTGAAAAAACTTTATTTTTATTGATTTATATAGCCATATTTGATAATGGAACAAATGCAGCATATTTGTTATCATATTCATATGAAGCATCGTGATTAAGATATGATACATCGTTCATATGTGATCTATCGACAATGAAATCTTCACCACCAATCATGATTTTTTGTTTTTGACAATATTGTTTATATAATTTATCAATATTATTTAAAAGATCTTTTTTGGGATATTTTTTCATCTACTTTATTATTATATAAAAATAAATTATTTAATATATAAAAGATGGAAAATTCAATAGACTATAATCTGAATTTTATTGAGAATATTTATATCAATTCTGAAGGTTATGAATTTGAAAGAAATAAAATAATGAATAAAATTGATAAGTATTTTACAAAAAATAGTAAAGAATATGATTATTTATTCAATACAGTACCGATAATATATTCATCTGTTTTGATTTTTGGAATTACGAGTTTTATATGTAATTTATTTAGTCTTATATAAAAAGTAAGGCATGTCATCAAGAGTAAATGCAACTATTGGTGCAGATGGTACAGCAATTAATGGAGTACCAAGTGAATTAATAAATAATATATATTTTAATTCATACGGGTCATCTTTTTTTGGAGAAAAAGCAGGAGATGGACTGAGTGAAGAAAACAAAAATAATACATTTGTAGGTTTTAATAGTGGTAGTTCTGAATTAAATATTATTTCGTATTATAATACATTTATAGGCGTGAATGCTGGAAAAAATGTAGGGAATAATTCTTCAAATAACATTGTAGTTGGAACAAATAATAATAGAAATCAAAATCAAAAATATATAATTACTGTTGGTTTAGAAAATAAAACATTATCAGGATCTTTAACATTTGGTCATTTTAATGAAAACAGTGGATATGAGAATATTGTAACAGGTCAACATAATACATTAATAGCAAACAATTCTATTGTTGTTGGAAATAACAATTATATCAATAATTCTGAAAATCACAGTAATTGCACTATAATTGGACATGATATATCGTTACATAGTAATTATAATTTGAATATTGATAATACTTTTGTAAAATATGATGATTTAGAAGATAGTGAAACATTATTTATAGGTTTTGATAATAAATATGATAATTTCAAAACAGCAATAGGATTTCAAAAAAATAGTGCAGACCTTCACAATATTCTGAATACATGTAATAATGATATATGTTTGTATGTTAATCAAGGAATCTATGCAAATAATATATCTATCGGCGATATAACATCAAATAGTTCCATTTTTCTAGGAGTAACTTCTAATATTACAACAAATATTCAATATTATCTACCTGATTATCCTGAAAATACACATAATATGTTTTTGACATTGAAAGAAGATGGAGAAATGTATTGGAAACATTTGCAAATAGGATCAACAATATTAACAACAGATGATTTGCCAGAAGGTAAAAATAATTTATATTTCAACCATGATATATCACTCGATGATATACAGAATGGTGTCAATAATAATTATATCAAAAATGGGATTTATAATAGAGATCTTGTTATTTTCGGAACATTAACGGTAAATAAATTGCGTGTTCTTGGTGTCAATATGAAACAGGATACAACATTTGATAATTATTTGAATAATTTGGTTGATTCGAAAGTGTTTGAAATTGAAAAATCATTAGATGATAATGTATCATTTTTGAATACCAAGTTAGAAATTATAGATGCAAATGCATCAAATTATGTCAATAATATTGCCAATAATACAAGATTTTTTATCAAAACTTTATCATCTTCTTTATATGATATAGCTGATTTACCATATAATTTGAGCCAATATCAAAATATCAGATATAGAACATTCAATGTTTCATTGATTAAGAATAACATATTAGAATATTCTTTGGTTATAAATGTACATTATAACGGCAATATTGTTCAAAATGTCGATTATCAAATTTTGTTTACACAAAACAATATGAATACCATAAATAAATACATAAATAATATTGTATATGGATACACTATTGTAGAAAATATAATTGGATTTTATAATAATATGATAACGATAACTGTGAAATCAGGTTATGAGATTACAATGATGTCAGTTTAATCAAAATGTAAAGTACAAAACGAATTTGTTATTCCTTGTGTATGCGAAAGCTTATCTTTTTTTTTCAATTTACAATTATTCATTATCATATCATTGTAAATATCATCGTAATGGTCTATGATATAATCAATTATTTTATTTTTAAAAATCCATCTAAAAAAATTTAATTGACCAATTGTTGTATCGATAGATACAGGTTTTTGCATATCAACGACAAATGTTATTCTGGAATGTCTCCTAAAAGAGTCAAAATTAATTTTCGTATAAGACTTCAATTGATCTCGATAATCCATATATAAGCAAATTCTTTTGGGAGGTTTATCTTTTTCATAGTTTAATGGCATATTTAGGGAATAATTATCTTCGGTGATCCAATAAGAAATATTATTTCCTTTAGAGTAATGTGTAACGAACCAGTCAATTAATCTAAGAGACAATTTGTGATGACCGTCAATAATTTCTTTTAAAAGCATTTTATATTGAGAATTTTTTTCATAAAAAATTGATAAAGATGATAATAATAAATCACGGCAAGTTTCAACCATTCTTTTAAATTTAATAAAATATCAATTGAAATCCTTAAATACAAGTGCGTTTATAGAATGAATAAAAAGAATAAAATAAAAAAATTTAATAAACTGGCGGGGAACCGATATCTAAGAGACCGGATACACGAGAATCAGGGCCAATAGTACTTATTTGCCAAGGGGAAATTGGAATTTGAGGGTTGGGTGGTTCATGGCGCAATTGAAGATTGGCATTTCTTAAAGATTGTCCTACAGTATTAATACCTACATGATATCCAGCGGTTAAATAATTTTGATCTTGAACATCACCGGAACATTGAGGATTTAATTCAGCCCATTTACTATTTGCTTCACTTGGAAGAAGATCACTTGAAGTTAAACGATCTTTTGAGATACAAGTGCTTCCAGCGGTTTGAGTTTTATAATCACCTTTTGTTTCTTCCAACGATTTATAAACTTCGTTTCCTTGGGGGTCAGCAGCAGAATATCCATCAATACCACTTGAAATATAATCTAGGTTTCTATTTTCGAGATCTTTTTCAGCCATCGAAGTTTCAGTATTAAATTTTTCAACATTATCAATTTGACATTTATAGTTATAAGTAATAACAAGTAGTACAAATAATGTTATAACAGCAGTTATTGCGAAGAATACAATTTTCATCTCTTAAATATTATATACTCTATCTATTATCTTGAAAATATAATATTTTGAACAAAACCTCTAATTTCATTTATTTTGGCCTCCCAATTTTTATCTTGAGACTCTTTATTTTTCAATTCACTTATAAGATTTTGTAATATATTTTTCTTTTCTATAATTCTTGCAATATCTTCATTCAAAATATTTAAACAATCATTGATTGAATTTTGCCAAAAGTTTTCAATCGAATTTCTATCTTCTTCTACTATATCATCAATTTGATTTATATTTATGGTTTTGACGAATATTTTATTTTCAATCAAACTTTTATGTATAATGAAACCGGTATATTGTATTTTTATATCCAGTATTGTATTATTGTTTTTAATTTCTTGATAAACATCTTTCATCTCAACACATTTGTCATTTAGTTTTATAATTGTTTTTTCAGAAACTTCTAAATCTATTGTATGATTCTGGTTACAAAAAATATGATTATACATTGAATTTATTTCATCTTCATCTAAATTATTTTCAAACCATATTTTGTTTTTTGATTTGAAAAAATCTAAGACATAGTTATCTAATTTGTCAAAATAACTCAAATCATTTTCATTTAATATAATTGATATTATAAATCCATTTTTAGTTCGAACAACATTTTTTACTTTCGCATCAAAAAAATCATAAATTACATTTTCTTCTGGTTTACAATGATAACAATTCTTTTTTAAAACAGGGTCGTTAAATGTTATAGTGTGCGTTGTCATTGAAAGTATTTTCTGTTATTTAGTAAGATATAGTATTAACAATGACAACGCATGAAAGTAAAAACCAGGAACATCTCATGCATTTTATCATAGAATACATAAAAGATGAACTTTATAAATCTGATATAAGAACCGAAGTAATTAAACCTGTATTAGTTTATTTATTATATTACATTATACCTTTTGTAATAATTTTTATTTTACTTAATTTTCTTGCAACTATCGCTGCGATTTTTTTAGTTTTCTTTTTTTTGAAAATAAAAACTCAATAATATATAGGTATATATAATGACAAAAAGCGGGCAACAACAGCAACAACAGCAACAACAGCAACAGCAACAACAACAGCAACAACAGCAACAACAGCAAAGACGGCAACAACAAAGAGGAAGAAAGGGTGGGAGTTCATGTAAAGTTGGTGGGGAAAGTGAACATCAACAACAGCAACAACAACAGCAACAACAACAACATCAACAACAACAGCAACAACAGCAGGAACAAAGAGGTGGGATGTATGATCCAACAAGTCTTGTAGTTGCGTTAATTATTTTAGGTTTAAGAACTGCGATTACACAACCCAATGATTTACAATCAATAGTACAAAGCGTTTCTTCCAAATCCAAATCTTCGTCTAAAAAAAAGAAAGGCGGGTTTAATTTGGAATTTTTTGAAAAAGCTTTACAACAAGTTGGATTTCAAGTGTAATTCATCCCTTTTTTCTCATTCATCATTATGATTGATTTTGAATAAATATTTTCATATTTTTGGTCAGACAAATTATGTAAGATAAACCATCCTCGAGAATATGTTTCGTCCAAACTTTCATAAGGTTCACTATCGATAAAATATATCGATCCTTGATAATTAATAGTGATCATAAACTATATTATTATGATCTGATCATTTTTTTTACGCGGTAGTTTTAACAATTATATTTTAATTTTTATATTTAATATGAGTTTTGAAGAAGATCAAAATAAGTTATTTGAATTTACATCGTTGAAAAAGAAAGCTATACTTGAAAAATTAATTAATTCCTACGATATTCCTAAATCAATCGATGTAGCTAAAGATGTTTACAATGATACATGTATTGAAAAATGGTGTGAAAATTTACCTGTATTATCAGGTAGCAAGTTATTAATAAAAAAAATTGTGCAAAATCCAGTAAATAATGTAAATTTACTTTTATCTAGACAATCGTCATTGCAAAGATTTGATATTGATTTATCTTATTTAGATGAAATTGAGGATGATATTTTATGGATTTTTAAATTAGATGACGAACTTAAGGACAATAATTTAGTGGATATATTATACCCATCTACTTTTTTGATTTCATATATAAACAATTTTGATTTCTTACTAGAAAGTTATCATACTTATAAAATATATTATATACCTATAACTGCTTTCATTTATCCAATATTATCAATATTTGCACCTTTATATTATTTAAATAATCAATTAAAATTTAATGTTTCTATAAAATCTTATATGAACATGATATTGAAATTTTTGAAGATGGTTTTTACATTTAATAATTCTTCTTTGAAAACGAATTTGATTAAATTTGTGACAATATCCTTGTATATTTTCCTCTTTGTATACAACTTTTATCAAACAGTCGAATACTCACGTATGTTATATGTTGTTAAAAACTCTATTAATAAAAAGATTTCGAATATGAATATCTTTTTGAAACAGGCTACTAATATCATTGAATCAGTACCAGATGGTATAGTAGAAAATTTCGTTCTTGTGAAAAAAAATAATTTTAAGAATATCAAATTTACAAATCTTTTCAAACTCTGGAAAGATACGAATATAAGAAAGGAAATATCCGATATTCTTATAAAATTATATACAATAGATGTAATTCAATCCATGGGAAATATTTTAAACACAAATAATTGGTGTAAAGTAGATTATGGTGATAAAACAATTATGTGGAATGCAAAAAATCCTATATTGGGAACTGAACAAAAAGCAAATCCAGTTAATTTATCAAAAAATTTAATTATTACTGGTCCAAATGCTGCGGGTAAAACGACATATATTAAAACTATTTTATCTAATGTAATATTATCTCAAACATTTGGTATTTCAAATTCTTTGAAATCAACGATTCTAATATATGATACAATAGCTTCATTGATGAGAATATCGGATGTTCTAGGTTCAAGATCATATTTTGAAACAGAAGCAGAATATTGTAAAAATATGATATCAAAGGCACTGGATTTGTATAAAAACGGTAGAAATGGTTTATTTCTCTTAGATGAACCAATGCATTCTACACCACCAACAGAAGGAGTTTCTACAGCATTTGCTGTTGCTGAACATATCGGTAATTTGGCGAATATTAATGTTTTATTAACAACACATTTTCATAAATTGACATCATTGGAAACACAATATCCTGATACATTTATCAATTTATCGGTTAAAGCTATAAAAACAAATGACGGATTTCATTTTCCTTATAAAATCAATCGCGGATATTCATATCAATGTATAGCAATTGAATTATTATCCACAAAAGATTTTCCAGAAGAAGTTATTGAAAGTGCGATAAATATGAAAAACAAAATATGTAGTGAAATTATAAGATAAAAATGTTATTCAATATGTCTTATTATTTTGGCATTTCAGTTGTTTTGATTATAGTTATAGTAATATTTTTATTTATTTGGAGAAAAATAAGTGAAGGTGAACTATATATTAAGGTTTTGGAAAAGAAAATAACAAATTTAAAGAAAGAAAATAATGTTTTCAGAGATATGATAGATAAACAATCTGTTAACTCGGTATCAATGGAAATGGCAGAAAATATAATGAGTGAAATTTTTGGTGAAGATAAAAAATGCCAAGACGACAAATGTAATATTGAAAAAAATAAAGAAGACGATGTAAAAATAGAAGAAGTGGTTTCTGATGAAATAAAACAAGAAGATGACACAGAACTCGATAAATTAGAAGAAGATATAGAAACAATATTTACATCAAGTGAAAATGAATATTCCAAATCTGCTTTATTAAAAATGAATGTAGATAGACTTAAAGAAATTTGTAAAGAACTGAAATTGTCAAATGTTGGAACTAAAAATAATTTGATAGAACGTATCTTATCAAGATAAAAAATCTTCTGTTATAACAATAGAATATATGAGTTGTTGTTCATCTATCGACGGTAATCAATGTCCTACTAAGATGAGTGATGGACGCTTATTTACAGATTACAGACCTAAATGTTTAGTATCAAATGATTTGAGTCAAGAACTTAATAAGAATAGTCTTCCTGTTTCAAGTTACGAATCCCGACTTTATTTACAAAGAAATGCCGAAAAATTAATGGCTCAATATGCACAAGATGCTGCTAATAATCTTTTATGTGGACCTTGTACCCGTCCTTTCACAGATCCCGGAACTATGCTTCCTGAAAAATATGTCATACGCTGTGATACCGTTTCTTGTTCAAGAATAGAGAAAGATCCCAAAGGTTTAGGGGATGGTCGTTCATACTAATTTTTTTATATTCTATTTCTATAAAGGTATATAATGGAATTAAACAGTAATAATATCAAAGCAAAGATAACAGTAATTGATGATTGTAAAATAAATATAACTGGTAACGTATATAATTTCAATAACTTTAAATCTATTATAATGATTGCACCTAATACATTTGATAAAAAATCTTCATATTCTGGACAAGGATTACCATTTCCTTGTGCTAGGATTGCATTTGAAAATACACCAAATAAATATATAATACAAAGTGATCTATTTGAAACTGTTTTCGAATATCCAAATAGTTATTATACTGTTGCCAACAAAAAAAGAGTTGTATCAACTATATATTTTTGTTTTGTTGATAATAATGATAAAGTGTATGTAGAATTTATAGAACTCGAAGACCTTTATCCATTAAGAACTCTTACAAATAGAGAGACTAGAAAAGGACCAGAATTTTATTCTACAAAATATGATGTTTTACCAATTGATACAGCTGAATCATTAATGTATCAATATTCTGAATTAAAACGAAAAATGAAAATTGCTTAAAAAATGATAATGATTATTAAAAATAAGTTATAAATGAAACCACTTATTATTGTTGAAAGTGGTACAAAAATTAAAACGATATCAAAACTTTTAAATTACAAATATGATGTAATTTGTTCTTATGGTCATTTTAATAATCTTCCCAGAAATGAATTAGGAATTGATATTGAAAAATGGATTGGGAAATATCAAATAACAAATGAAAAAACTATTAAAAATATTCGTAAATATGTGAAGAATAGTGAAGTTGTTTATTTAGCAGCAGATCCAGACATGGAAGGAGAAGCTATAGCATTTCATATCTGGAATAATATAAAAGATTTATTAAAAAATAAGACTTATTATAGAATAGAATTTAATGAAATTACCAAAAATGCACTTATAAATGCATTAGATAATCCAAGACAAATAAATAAAAATATTATTGAAGCACAAGAGACTAGAAGATTTGTAGATAGGTTAGTTGGTTATAAATTATCACCATCTTTATGGTCGAAATTTGACGATAATACATTAAGTGTTGGGAGGGTACAGACAGTTGCTTTAAAATTTTGCTATAATCAGTATCAAAAATTAATTGAAAATAACATTGAAAGCTATTGGACAATATCAGGGTTTTTTCGAAATAAAAGTATATATGAATTTCAATTATATCAAAATGATAATTTAGTCAAGGATAATTGGGATAATATTTCAAAAATTATTTCATTATTTGATTTTCAGAATAAATTCTCGATTCAGAATTTTGAGAAAAAAAATCAAATTAACCCACCACCTCCTTATACGACGACAAGTTTACAACAAGATGCTTATAATAAATTGAGATTTACTTCTAAAAAAACAATGTCAGTATCACAACAGTTATATGAAAATGGTTTAATAACATATATGAGAACAGATTCTACAAATATTTCAAAAGAATTCAAAAACAAAATCATTAAGTTTATTGATGAAAAATATGAAGGTCATTCACAATTTAGGTGTCATAAAAATAAAATTGTAAATGCACAAGAAGCCCATGAAGCTATACGAATAACTGATATAAATAAATTCAAATGCGAAATCAATCAAGATTGTAATCGATTATATGAATTAATATGGAAAAGAACTATTGCATCTCAGATGATTGCAGCAGAATATACAGAAATATGTACACATTTATTATATGAAAATAATTATAATTTCAAATATAGAAAATCGTTTCTTACAAAAATTGGATATTTAATAATATATGACAACAAGATAGAAAATGTTACAGAGCATATAACAAATATAGGCAAACTAAAAGTACAAAAATATCAATGTAGACCAAATTTAGATTCACAACCGTCTCTTTTTAACGAAATTTCTTTAATTAAAGAATTAGAGAAAAATGGAATTGGGAGACCATCAACATATGCTTCTATTATAGATAAAATATTGGAAAAGAAATATGTTGAAAAAAATCAATATCAAGGACAACAACTTGTTTTGAAACAAAAAACAATTGAAAAAAATAAGGAATATGTTGAAAATATTGAGATTGATACAAGTATTAAAAAGAAGGATCTTCTAATTCCAACCCAAATTGGAAAGGATATAATTGAATTTTTGAACAAACAGATTCCTTTTCTTCTAGACATTACATTTACATCAAATATGGAAAAGATTTTGAATAAAATAACAAATAAGGAATTTACGAAAAACCAGGTTTTGTCTGAATTTTTTGAAAATCATATAAAACCATATTCTGTTCAAATTAAAAAACCAGATTTAAAAAGCGGAATTATTAAAACCAAATATGGTCATTGTTACTATAATGAAGAGAATAAAAAATATACAAATATTGAATCTTATTTGAAATGGAAAAATAAAAACATCAACGAATTAGATTCCAAAGAAATCTGTTTCATCAAATCGTTACCAAAACAATTAGATAGCGATTCGTATTTGCATCTAGGTCCATATGGACTATATAAGAAAATAAATGGGAAAAATGTCAAAATAGATAAAAAAGATTGGGACTCATTTATCATTTAGTATTCAATAAAGACATACTTTTTTCGAGATTATCGACACCATCAAATATTTGTTTGATTTTATCTTGTTTTTTATCAATATCTTGTTTAATTTTATGTATATGCCTTGCATTATTTTCAATAATTGTTAAATATTCTTTTTGTTTTTCAGAAATAGTCTGTTGTTTTTGTTGAATATCATTAATTTTTTTGTCTAATTCAACATCGCTTAAAGCGGTATTTAACGCAAGAAGGAAGCTATCGTTGGTTTTTTCTATTTTAATTATATTATCCAATTTTTCTATAATTTCATTAACATTTTCGTCAATATTTTGAGTTTTTTGTGAGAAAGTTGTGGAAAATTCATTTATTTTCTCAATATCACTTTTCATTTCTTCAACAGATGACATTATCTTATATTTTTGTTTATAAATTATTTTCTTATATCAAAATCAAGGTTTTGCAATCATGTGTAGATATTTCTTGAAGTTATGATTGAACTTATTAAGTTCACGAGCAATATTTGCCAAACTAGTCCCAGCTGTATCACCACTTTCTTCATCTTTCATAATATTTGTCATAGTTTGACAAATTTCTTCTGTTGATATTCCACTATTTCCCATGAATTGAAAAAACCCACTTTCGTCGATTTCATCACTATCATCGCTATCGTCACTATCATCACTATTTTGAACTGTATTTTCTTCTTCACATTCAATTTCTTCAATTATTTTTACATCAGACTCGTTTTCACTTTCACTACTACTATCGAGAACTTCAATAGTCGAAGACATTTTACAGATTTATGTATTAAATACATCGAAATCTTTATATAATTTTATAATAGAGATGGGATTATCAAATTTAACAGGCAAATACCTTTATTATACTTCCATTTTGTTCGGTATTTTTATTACACTAAGTGTCAATATTCTAGCTAAACTTGTTCCTCAGAAACCAAATAAAATCAAGGAATTTTTTGAGAACACACCAATTATAGAAAGTTCAAAAAATCAAAATGAAAATCAACTTTTAAAAGTACCAAGAGAACAAGATATATTTATTTTAATATCGACATTAGAAAATGGAAATAGTTTATCTCTAAATGATCTAAAATGGTATAATTCTTTATTAGATCAAAATACAATTTCGTCTTCTACTGAAAATTCTAATATGTATTTCAATTTAGATAATGTTGTTTCATTCGAAAATAATTCTTCATATTATGATATACCTGGTGTTATTTTAAACAAAACCTCATTGAAAGGTCCCAATGCATTTCAGTTCTCTGACGATGTCAAAAAATTTACTTTTGAAGAGTTTACTTCTATCTTAATATTCAGAATAAGAGATATTTCTGAACATCCTTTAATTCTATATGAAATTCCTTGCAATACAACATCCGTTGTAAAAGATAATACAGTGATAAATGTTGCAAATACTATTTCAATATCTATGACTAAGGTTAATGATATATTTATAAGAATAGATGTTCATTTTGGATCAAAGAGTTATAAGATTATTGAAGAATATCCAATTGAATTAATTACAAATGATGCTCCTTTATTATTATCATTATCTTATAAGAATAATAAGTTCATTCTGAATATTAATAAAAAAGAGATATCTCAAAATATTGATGAAAACATTGCCGGATTAACTTTTGGTGCTCTTCCTGTTATTATCAATAAAAGTAAAAATTTTGGAGGAGTTTTATATTCATATTGTCATTATAAAACACAATTAACAACCGAAGAAATCCAAAATTTTTACAAATATATAATTCACAATCTTTCTGGTATGGAAAAAATAAAAATACAATCATCTGAATTGATTGATCTAAAAGGAAAATTAAAAGATTATGAAGAAAATCAGACAAAACTAAATAATTGTCAAATAAAGGTCAAACAACTCGAAAGTTCTAAAAACAAGCAAGCTATTAAAATGAAAAAAGGTGTAGCGATAAAACCCATAAATATTACCCAACCAGATGATATAAAAAATGATGAAAATTAAGATTTTGAGTACATTCCTTAACATTTGTTATAAATTCATGAAGGTTTTATAATTTTTTGATTTTTTTAATGAAATGTACTCAAATTACATAATAAAGAGTACATTCCTTAACATTTGTTATAAATTCATGAAGGTTTTATAATTTTTTGATTTTTTTAATGAAATGTACTCAAATTACATAATAAAGAGTACATTCCTTAACATTTTTTAGAAATTCATGAAGGTTTTATAATTTTTTGATTTTTTTAATGAAATGTACTCAAATTCATAATAAAGAGTACATTCCTTAACATTTTTTAGAAATTCATGAAGGTTTTATAATTTTTTGATTTTTTTAATGGAATGTACTCAAATTAAATAATAAAGAGTACATTCCTTAACATTTGTTATAAATTCATGAAGGTTTTATAATTTTTTGATTTTTTTAATGGAATGTACTCTTTATTATTGAATATATAAACAATATTTGAATTAAATAATCAAGATGAATGCGGCTATTGTTATTCTTACACAAAACACAGTTGAAAGAAAAATTTATTTGAAAACATCATTGTATTTTCTTTTCAAAAATTTCAATAAGAATTATAAATATCCTATTATTATTTTACATGAAGGCGATTATGACGATGATGCTCAAAAAGAAATTATTCTAGGTATTCGTAGCGATTTCAGATACCTTATTTCCTTCCGCGAAATTGATAAAGGTGATTTCACTGTACCCGATAATATAGATTTAGAAAGAGTCAGTAAAATAGTTTCATTGAAACCTGTTCCTTATTGGCGTAATTTAAAATATAGAATGATGTGTAATTTTTGGATGAATCATATTTATAAATATACAAAGGATTATGACTATTTTATGCGTTTAGATGATGATAGTATTATTGAAGAACCAATTTGTTTGGATCTTTTCAAACATATGTACGAAAAACAATTGATTTATATTTCCAATTTTGTACATATTGATTGTGGTTTATGTAATTATGGTATGAAAGATCTTTTCAAAACAATATTTCCAGATTCCAATGAAATAGATAAATTGTTCATTTCTTCAAAATTACCAATGAAATCAGATGTTTTTGAAAAATTTAATCAAATTTTACAACTCAATAAACAAAAACCTTCTCAAACTGATATTAATACCGATATGCCGATTATGTATTATAACAACTTTTTTATAACCAAAACAGATTTTTGGCAAAGAAATGATGTCAAAGATATAATTCAAAAAATAAATAATCATGGTGGTATATTTTATTACAGATATGGTGATGCACCATTGCAAACTTTGATTGTATCTTTACTCAATCCCCAAGGTATTTCAAGAACATCTTTTAAATATTCTAAAAGATTACAAAGAGAAGTATTTAAATACGGAAATGAAATGCATTCATATATGCCGAAGAATTACGATGACACATCGTGTATCATAAAAGATAAAAAATGATAATTATATTTATATTTGATATAAATATGAAGTATATAGGAGCACATATAAAAAAAGAAACGACTGTTCTCAAAACATTACAGGTTCTTCATAATAGTGGAGGTAATGCTCTGCAAATATTTGTTTCAAATCCCAGAAGTGTACAAAATGGTAATATTGAAAAATACAAAGAAGAATCCATGGATATTATAAAATTTTGTCAACAAAACGATATGAAAATTGTTATTCATGCACCATATACAATCAATTTAGCAAAACAAACCAAAGAAGGTAAAAGAGATATAGAACTCCAAGATTGCTATTGGATCAGACTTTTAATTAATAACTTGGAAATATCAGACATTATTCAAGCTATAGGTGTTGTATTTCATGTTGGCAAATATACAACATTTTCTATTGAAGAAAGTATCGAAAACATGTTTAATGCTCTCAAATACATTATCAAAATAATGAAAAAAAATAATATGAAATCAAAACTTATTATTGAAACACCCGCAGGAGCAGGAACCGAAATGTTTGTAAATGATATGGAATTTATACAATTTTATAACAGATTTTCTTGTGATGAAAAAAATTATCTCAAAATATGTCTTGATACCGCTCATATTTGGTCATCAGGACAAGATATAAATACCTATTACACAAAAATGAAAGATAATATCCAAAATGTATCTGTTATACATTTCAATAATAGTAAGAAAGATATGGGATCAAAAGTTGATGTTCATGAAACAATTTTTGAGGGAAAAATTGAAAAAGATACTATGAAAACTTTTGCTAAATCTTTGAAATATGACCCTGTTATTATATTGGAAAAACCATCAAATACTCTTCATAAAGAAATTTCTTGGATAAAAAAATAATTTAAATATTTAAATGGACAAATTATATCAATATCAAAATATACTAATATCAACAAGTATATTCTTACCTCTTTTTTTAAAAATAAATAGTTTTTTTGATAAAAATATTCAATTATTAAAAATCATTGATATAACACTGAAACAATATACAAATTGGAATTTAGCACTTGTTATTATAAATTATCATTATAATAATGATTATATGAACATTTTCCTTTCAATAAATTCTACAACTGTTTTCGTAATTTATCACATTTTTCATTTCAATAATAAAAATATGATTAAAAATATCCCAAATATCCCAAAAAATATGAATCACACATATATTAATAGTTTGAATTTCATTGTTCATATTTTGCCATTTTTATCCTATGTTCAGTATTTTTATACTTTAAAACAATCTATCAATTATAATATTGGATTCAATGTTATATTATTTAATATGATATGGGCTTTACAATGTTTTCAAAGTTTTGATCCACATACAGTATATTTTCAAATTCAAAAAAATAATGTTTATTATTTATGGATTTTTCTCATTGTTTTGAATTCATCACTTGGTATTGTTTTTATTCAAAACTAAATCATCCCAATCATTGGTTTGTTTTTACAAGGTCCGAATGTCTTTCTATGATATTTGGTTATTCCATATGTGTTTATAGCATCAATATGCTTTTTAGTACCATATCCTTGATTATTTGCCAAATCATACTTTTCTAATATTGGATATTCGCTTATTAAATTTAAAAGATTTGTATCATGATAATCTTTCGCCAATATTGAAGCAGCTGCTATATTCAAATACTTTGAATCACCTTTTATTACACATTCATACGGTAACATATCGCTATCTATAATTGGTGGAACATAACCATTAAAATAAGGCCCGTCTATTTTGAGTTCATCAAATTTGTGTTTTTTATAAGCACTGTCTATGGCTCTATTCATAGCTTTCATTGTACTTGCTAGAATATTTGTATTATCTATTTCTTCATTTGTTGCAATTCCAATTCCATATGTTATAGCATTATCCTTTATATATTCAGCAAGTACCCTTCTTTTTTTGAAATTCAATTTTTTTGAATCTTTTATTTCCAAGTATTTATTATCTTCAAATTTTTCAGGTAAAACTACACAAGCAGCAACGACATCGTATATTAAACCTCCTCTATTTGATTCGTCTACACCTCCTACTAATACTTTATTATCAAAATGTAAATAATCTGTCATGGTCATTTGATTATTACTATTTATTTTTATATATTTTCAATATAGAATATGAATTATAAATATTTATATATCATTATATTAATTCTTCTTTTTGATGCAATATGGATAGGTACAAATATAAAAATGTATAGTGATTCTGTTAGAGAAATTCAAGGTAGTGAAATGATTGTAAGATATCATTTTGTGATCGTAGCCTATATTGTTGTGGTTTTGACAACATTATTTATAACTATTCCATTCGCCGGTTATCATATTGACAAAAAAGCTGATTTATCAGAAAGATTATTGAATTCATTCATTTACGGTGGAGGAACAGGGTTTGCAATATATGCTATTTACAACTTGACTTGTCTATCTATTTATCATAAATATGATGTTTATGTTGCTATTAAAGATACTTTATGGGGAACATTTCTTAATACAATAATAACATTCATTTATTATATTATTTAGATGCTATGATATTTCTAATGAAATTTCCAGCACTTGATACACTCGAAAACATAGATTGATAAAATGGTATTAATTGTTTTTTGAAAGCGAGTAAAATTAACACTGCAAAAATACTAATAAATGTTATAAATGTCATAACAACCATTATTTTGACAATAGATAACAAATATTTAGAATATTTCTGTTGAGAAAACCCTTTTTCGGTTTTATATTCAATGCTGTTTAACTGGTCTTTATTTATATTTATTTGAGTTGAAGAATCTCCTGAATCATTTGAAGTTGTAGGATTTGAAGGATCAATAGGTATTTTTTCAAATTTTAAGGATTGTTTTTTATCAGCTTCACCTTCATTCAATCGAAAGAAGATAACATTCTTACTATAGAAAGAATTTCCATTGAAACAAATATCACAAGCTTTATATAATTTTTTTTCATAATCTTGAAGCGATGTCGGAGGCGATGATGTAATTTTTGTTTCAATTTCTGGTTTGATATTACTACATAATTTCCATGCTTCTGTTATATTTTCTTTAGAATGAATAAAATCTGATACTTTAATAACATTTTGAATTGGAGCTTTGATATGATCAAGCTCTAAGTCATTTAGACCATTCATATATTTTTCAATTTCGTCAAAGTGAATTTTAGTATTATGATTGATATATGAATTTTCGAAATCTTCCAAAATTGATTTTTCATTATCTTTTATAAATTCATAATCTTCGGATTTTTCAAGATTTTTTTTGAAAGAATTTCTTAGTTCTTGCAACTTTGAAACAACGAGGTTTGAGTTAGTACCATAACCGTAAAGTAATACAAGTTGTAAAGGCGTGTATGATATTTGGTTTGTATATAAACCATAATCTATATCATTTTTGGAAATACATTTTGATAAATTTCCAGGATATGGTACCTTACCCAAATCACAAGGTTCGTATATTTTATTTTCATTATTGCTTCTATCTAAATAATACATATTTCCATGATAATAATCTGGGATAGTGAACCAATCATACCACCTTTCTTGAGAAATATTATCAATTTCTTGATTTATTACATCAGCATGTAGATTGTTATTATCAACATCTTTGCGATATAACTGTTTGGGAAGAGTCATATTTTCTGGATATATACATTGATCACCAGATCTCACCAACCATGGATTATCAAATTCAATAACACAATTTTTATATATTTTTCCATCAGATTGTGAGCATAATCTTGTATTGTCTTCAATCTTATAAAGATCATTATTTTTAGTATTTTCATCATTATGTGTATTCATCATTGAAATTTTGCAAGAATTCAAATCTGATATTGAAAAATTAATATCAAAATTACATTTATCACTTGTCATTATTTAATAATTAAATATATTTTTTTATACGATAGGTAATTATTTATATTCATTACTGGCATGATTTTTAATTTCGCATTTATCATTATTAGTACATAAATCCCAATTTTTGTTTCCTTGAGAATATGTCCAACTCAATTTTTTTGATGTATCTTTTTTATCTCTGTAATATTGTTTAGCATTTTCTGGCAAATTTTGAAAATCAGTGTGTTCAGATTCGTTCATTTTCCATATAATATCTTTAGGACGATAAACTTTTAAATAAGAATTTTCGTTTTTTATAATTGAAATATCATCTGTTCTAGTATTATTTTCGAACTCTTTTCTATTATATGTTATTATTGGTTTTCCTGAGACAAAATTAGAAATCATATTAACATATGACATACCTGATGCAAAAGGCTCAGTATTATTTAAATAATAACCTACAGTTCCTTTATCAGAAATTTTATATTGAGAAATATATCTCGAAGGCATTGAAGGCGTTTGATAATTAAAATTTGAATTAGATAATATTGGATTATTTATCTGAAATATCCTTTTTATCTCAGGGTTACCATTTTCATCAGTACCTTGTTCTTCCCGTTGATTAAACATCTGATCAACAATTTTTCGGATATAATACCAAACGTCATCATGAACAAAAAATCCAACAAGAAGGATAATAAACATTATCAATAATATTATACATATAAGTGCAACAATAGTAGCAGCACCCCTAGATTTTACAAACCATTCACCAAGCATTTTTAAAAGTTCGATACCTTGCTTGATACAAAATCCTGCACCTTCAAATAACTTGTTTCCTATCGATCCTAAACCATTTTTGATTGCAGCAATAATATCAGACAATTTTTCAAAAGCTTGTGCAATAGCACGACCGTTTTCTAGTTTATTTATTGATTTGTTGACCATTATTTGTCCTTGTTCACTAACATTTTTAACCAAAGTTTCAGTAACTTTTTCAGCAACTCCTTGCACAAGCTCTGTTTCTTGTGACATTCCTTATTTATTAAGAATATTTGTTTTGTGTTAAAATTCATGTATTTTTTATATTTACATTGATTAATGAAAGCAAAACTCATTGTTTTATGTATAATATTGTTTTATATTTATTGTTACTTTGTATTTCCAGATGATGTTAAAATATTACAATCTTCAATAAAAGATTTTCAATATAATATGTTATTGAGAAGACAACCTTTAGTTGTCGAAGATAATGTCAAAGATATTATTTCTTTGATCAAAACTTGGTTTAGAGGTAATATTATTCAAGATACATATTTTGACAATAATAGAATATGGAATATCAATAATTACAAATATTTATTAATATATTCATTAGAAGATACTGAAATTCTTTTATACCAGGCTGGAAACATTGTTGTAGACGATGTACCAGACGAAAGGGAACCAGTTATATCAATAACATTAAAAAAATTTCAAAGCACAATAGTTCCATTTAGATGGTTTTATAACCTATCAAATAAAAATGATGTAAAATTATACGGAGTCCATGATTATGTAACATATTTCATATCTATGTTTACTTAGATTTTCTTGATCTTTGAGATGATTTTTTAGAATATACAATACCGTTTTTATCATTTAAATAATCAGTTTCAATTGTATTACGATGTTTTGTCCATAATTCAAGTAATTCATTTAGTTCTTTTCGCCAAACATTTTCTACAGAAGTATTACGAATATCATTTATCTTATTTGTTAACTCCTCTACTTCTTTTTCTAAAATTACTTTTCTTTCATATGTCAATTGTGAAATTGGCATTCTCAATAAATAATTATACCCGCCTTGATTTTCATCATCGTTTTCTCCATCTTTTTGAATCTTTTTATATTTTAGTTGAATAAGTCTTTCAACAATATTTACAATTTTTTGATTCATAATAACAATTTTACCATTTATTACATCTAAGATAAATCTAATTTTTTCTGAAAGAGAACTCAAATCTTTCTCTAGTATCTCCAATTGATATCTTTTTCTTTCGTGATATTTGGTCAATCTTGTTATTGACCATTCTTTGATGATATCAGATGTAGATTTATATTTTTTGATAGCACCTTTTTCACTATATAGATGCATATTATTTATATTCATATTTTTGGACGATACTAGTTTGAATTCGGATTCAAACTTTTCTCCAAGCTTTTTACGAATATCATCTGTAAAATGTAGAACAAATTTGACATTCTTAGATGTATAATGATTTTCAAATGTTTTCAAATAATTCGTTCCAGAAGTTATCATATTTTCCAACATTTCTTTATAATCTTCAATCCAAGTTCCAATTGGTAATTCTGTAATTTCCATTGTGAGATCATCTATCCAATTATATACTCCTTTACTTACAAATGTACCCTTTTCACTATAATCAATAGATCCTGTAAAACCAAGATACCAAGGTTTCAAATTTTCAATATTTGCATCAGTATTGTTTTCACTAGCATCACATATTTTCAAACAAGCTTTAATAATGTCCTCTGGATTAAATTGTGGTATATTTGTTGAAAATCCTGTTCCAATTCCAACACCTCCATTCACTAAAATCATAGGAATAATTGGAATATAATATTCAGGTTCGATTTTCTCACCATCTTCTTGTAAATAATTGAGGATATTCGCATCTTCTTCTCTATAAATAAGTTTTGTAAGAGGAGACAATAATGTAAATATATATCTTGGTGAAGAAGCATCACTTCCTCCAACTAATCTAGATCCAAATTGACCATTTGGTTGTAGAAGATTGATGTTATTAGTTCCTACAAATATCTGTGCCATCCCGACAATTGCTTGTTGTAGAGATTGTTCTCCATGATGATATGCTGTAACCTCACTTACATTTCCAGCTAATTGTGCGACTTTGATTTCATTTGTAAACAGTTTTCTTTTCATACACGCAAACAATATTTTACGCGTGCTTTCTTTCAAACCATCACAAATATGATTTATAGATCTTTCTAAATCTCTGTTACTGAAATGAATAAGTTCTTTATTAACGAAATCTTCGTATTTTACATTTTCATTTGTATAATCTAATACATTGTTTTTATTATAACTCATAAGCCATGATTTTCTATCATCTGCACGCTTTTTGTTAAAAGCTAAATCGAGATATTTATCTGATGTATCTGTTCTAATATATGTTATTGTTTTCATATTTTTGAAATATGATTTGGCTTCTTCATCCTTTGAAGTACCCAATCCTTTATAATATTTAATCTTCCACGCACCTTGTTTTGTGTTATTCCATTGTTCATAATCACTCATATTATAGAATACTTTGACATCTCCTCTACTATTTGATGCTTTGATTATAGGAGTTAACATAGATGTTAGAAACCCGTCGATCTGATACAAAGAAGGCCATAATGATTCAAATACATTGAATAATAGACCTTTGATATGACTACCATCATGATCTTGATCTGTAAGAATCATAATTTTGCCATATCTCAACCCTTTTGTATCGTTGTATTTTTTATTTTGTTCAAGTCCAATGATTTTTTTCAGAGCAGTTATTTCTGCATTTTCTGAAATTTTGCTTACAGCAGCATCTTTAACATTCATTACTTTTCCTCTCAATGGAAATACACCATATCTATCACGCCCTATTACACTTAATCCAGCAATAGCCATTGTTTTTGCCGAATCTCCTTCTGTCAGAATAAGAGTACAACTATCACTATCTTTTGTTCCTGCAAGATTAGCATCATCTAATTTAGGTATGATTAGTCTTGATGTTTTTTTACCATCAGTCTTGGCCAATTTCTTTTGATTTTGAAAATCGGTAAAAGATAGTACTTTTTCGACTATATTAGTTTTGTAAAGTTTTTCAATAAATTTATCAGAAATATCACATTTGGATCCAAACTTGATTTGAGGAGTAGTTAAAGTCTCCTTGGATTGACTGTCAAATGCAGGGTTTACAATCGTACTTTTGACAAATACGAATAAATTGTCTTTGATTACTTGTGGTTTGACAGTCTTTTTCTTTTTACTTTCGATAAGATCTGATATTTTTTTAACAATAGTATTTGTTATGAAATTGACATGTGTGCCACCGCGTACAGTATTTATCCCATTTACGAAAGAAATTTGTTCATATCCATTCTTTGCACTAGAGACAGCAATTTCCCATCTTTCATTACATTTTTCATAAATCAAGAAATCATCCTTTTTGTCTATGAAAAGTTCTGCATATTTTTCAAAATCTTTGATTGGAAGCTTTTCGTCGTTAAATGTTACTGAGACATTCTTATTTGTACATGCAGCGGCATCAATAGTTCTTCTTTTAAATAATTCATATATATCATTATTCATACCATTCAAACCAAATCTTTCATAATCAGGTAGAAATGAAATTTTAGTATAAGGTTGTTTAGAACTATTTCTCACCGATGGTTTTTCCTTCTCCAACATATTATTTTTGAATGTTTGTGTAAATATCTTTTGTCGATAATGATCAACAGTTTCTACCATAAATTTCTTTGAAAATATATTAGTTAGTTTCAAACCATATCCTCCTTTACCACCAATTATTTTTTCTTCTTGGTGATTGTAATTAGTACTTGTCAATAGTGTTCCTGTTATTAATTCTGGAATATATGTCTTTAAATTTTCATGTTGAACTACATCGATACCATTTCCATCATTATAAACTGAAATAATACCAGTATCTTTATCAACATTGACTTTGATATTTTTCATATGTTTGATATTTTCCTTACCGTTCTTTTCTTCAATTAAAAGACGAACTGAATGATCAATAGCATTAACAATAACTTCATCAAAAATTTTGAGGAGACCTGGAACATATGTAATGTTTTTTGATTCCATTTTTTTGGTATCATTATTGAATGTATACAAATCGAGCGATGTAGCATTCACAGAACCTACATATGTATCTGGAATATTATATATGTGTTCGCGTAATTCATATTTTTTGTATTTATCTTCGATTTTTTGTTCAGGCATTCCCTATTATTATATATAAAAAATATGATATATTGAATAATCATTTTTTATTTTTATATCTTTTGATTTATACACTCATTTGTTAGCTTCAATATATCTGATGCTATATCACTTATATTTTTATTATCAACATCTATTATTATTATATTTTTCCCTTCTTTGATTAGATCATTACATATTTGTTCGTGTTTTTCATGTAATTTCTGTATATATTTTTCAGTAATATGTTTTTCACTTTCACGATTTCTCTTTTTTATTCTTTGAAAACAGTTTTCAGGAGATGATCTCAACATTATTTGAATAGCATTTTCCCATGATTTATCTGTTTTCTTATGAAGATCTAATAATATTTCTTTTTCATTAGCAGATATCATATTTGTTTCTTCGGCAATATCAATGAATACACCTTGAATAAATTTTGGACTTCTCTCTACAAATATATTGATATTGTGGGTTTTTTCTTGTATCCAACACCTATCTAACCATACTCTGATTTGAAATTTGAATACATTTGAAGAGTCATTATACAAATCGCTCAAATAACTATTCCAACTTTCCACTGGTTCCAAATCAACAGGTATTTTATAATTCCTATGTAAAAAATTCAGAACACTTGTTTTACCAGAACCTATATTTCCATCAATAGTTATTAATACCATCGAACATAAAGGTTTTATAAAAATAAAATATCATTTTTTATTTAAATAGTTTTATTGAACAAGTGAATGTTTTTTCAATATTGATTTAACTTTCTTTAAATTTATTCCATTACTCTTCACCATTTCTTCTTTCAAACATCTGATTTCTTTTATAAGAAGATATATGATAATATCTTTGACTTCTTTTGTCATTTTGATATCAAAGTAACGCAAATGAATATTGAGTACTTTCATTATTATTCTCTCATATGTTTTAGAACTGCCACCAACCTGTTGTCTTATAACTTCTGACATTTCTATATCAAATTTTTGCATATCTTGACCAAAATTTGCTTCAGAATACATAGGTTCATTCATTCCCAAATATTGTGCTGACCCCAATCTTCCACCAGTCATTGTTTTTTTGCATTTGCAATTAATTTTTAATATTTTATCCACAATGTCATATATTCTTTTATCAATAATTTTACATTTTTCTTTTTGACATATAATATGAAGTGCTGATATTATTTTAAATAATTGCATATCAAACCAAGTTGATATACATTCTATTAATTTGTCTGATTCATCATTTACATTACAATTTTTCAAAATATATTTTGATATACTATTGAATAATTTATAATTTTCCATATCTAATAAATATTATGAAAATAATTCTTTCATTATATTAAATATGAATTCATTAAATTTTATGCAACAAATAACAAACAATGTTGATCAATGTAAAAGAACATCTTCATTTCCTGTACAAGTTGCATCTCCTTTTCAAAAAAGATCCAATAATCAAAATGATCTTTCTTTAAAAAATAGAATTGACTCTTTAAATGTTCAAAAAGCTTATGATACTTGTGAGTTTTATAAAAAAGATAATAATAAATCAAGTAACGGATTTGATATAGTTTCAAAAAATATGGAACATACTCCTGTATCTTCTTTATTCTTTTCACAAACAAACATAGATGCTTTACAATGTGGATTAAGAAATATTGTTTATAAAAAATCAAATGGACAACATGTAATTGGAAAACAAAGCGAAATTGAATTGAAAATAGTTATGAGATCTATTTATTTCGATTATCTTCGTAATGGATTCAAAAATATGACTTATTATCCCGATCATAATCCAATTAATAATTTTGATAGAGATGTTTTGAATACTGTAAGGAAATTAAATGGTGGAGTTTTGGAATGGTGTTCGCGAGAAATTTTAACAAACATTCAACAATTTGCTGATTTTAAACTTTTATTAGAAGCCGATGGTGTTATGAATGTTATGGACAGACCACAGACAACTAATAATACAGGAATGAGAAATCAAAATTAAAAATAAATTCTCTAAATATAGATAATGACTGAAAAAGAAGTTGTAGATATTGAATCATTAAATGAAAGTGAACGAAAAAAATTTGATTTTGCAAAAATGAAAATGTTCAAAATGACTATTTTGACTTGTATATTGTTTTCTATCATAGCTGGATTTTTACTTTTTACAATGATGTTTACAAAATGGGGTAAAGAAAATATTTATGACAAAATGTCATATTTTGTATTCACTTTTACAATAGGGACATTATTCGTCATATGTATATTATTATATAATATTTATGCTTTTAAACCAACTAAACCAAAACAAGGACTTGGGTATGACAATGAAATATGTCCCGATTATTGGGATTTAGTACAAGAAGATCCAGATGTCATTGAAAATATTGATTTACAAGGTCTTAATGTAAATCATTTCAAGTATAAATGCAAATTAAATACAGATATCATACCAAAAGATAAAATGAAAAACATACACGTCGCATCATCTGATTTATCGGATAATGATCCGACTACTGCATTACAACAACAGAATAATGTTTTAATGAGTCATCGAAATATTCAAAATATGAAAGATATAGATAAAGAAAATCAACAATATTTGAATGTTATGTCACATATTAATAAAGGAATGTTTACTGATAATTCGAGAATAGAGAATACTACATCATCAGATGCTGGTGATTGTGACGATAATTATTTGTCAAATATAGATTATACATATCCACTTATATGTGATCAAGTATATCCAATGTTCTTATCATCAATAGATCAAAAAAATAAAAAAGATGACCCAAATGCTAAATCATTAAGATGTGATTTTGCAAGAAAATGCAATATACCATGGACTGACGCTGGATGTAATTAATTCAATTAAGCCACGCCTTATTTCTTTTTTTTGAATTTTAATCCTTTATCTATATCATTTAACATATCATCAATCTTTACATAAACATTATTCAGATACTGATCAAAAAAATCTTTTTTATTCAGATGAAAGTATTTTTTCTCTTCTTCGACATTGTCTCTTGTAAAAATTATTATTTTTTGAAGTACTTGATGAACTTTATCATCATGTTTTTGTTCAATAAATTTGAGTTTTTCATCAAGAATATGTTTTAAAATATCATCTTTTGATCTATTCAAATCAATATCTATCCAAGTTATTCCACCAACAATATCAAGTATAGTCCAACACATACCTTGAATATCATCCATAAATGTCTTGGGATATTCATATTTTTTAATCTCCTCTTTATGCATCATTGTAGATTTATGAGCAGGGGTTCCTTCAGGTGGCTGTATTTTTGATTCTCGTTTTCCAGACAAGTAAAGGTCTTTGGATAATCCAAAATCAATTAATTTGACTTCTTTTTCATTTTGATCAGTCCAAACAATATTCCCAGGTTTAATATCTCTATGTACTATCCCACATCTGTGAATACTTTTTAAAACACTCATTAACTGTTTGGATATTTCTTTTATTTGTTTTGTTTGACTTGTTTTTAATTTAAATGTAGTTAAATCATTACCATACAATGGTGTTATCAATACGTACATTGTTCCTTTTTCTGTTTTAAGATCTCCGTATGAAATCAAATCTTGTGAATACTCACTACAACCACCATTTTTTAACAAAGTCATTATATGAGATTCGTCTGGTATTTGATATGATGTTTTTATATCTACTGGTTGCATTTTAATAAATACTTTGTCATTTGTTTTCTTATTTATTCCTTGGAAAAGTAATGCATCAGATGTCATTCCTAAATCTTTTGTTATTTCAAAATGTCCACCCTTGATATTAAAAACACTTCCAACTTTATAACCAAATTTTAACATTTTTGACTGCAATCGTGAAAGTTTTGTCTTATTTTCAGGTTTTATTTTATCATTTATAATTGGATCTCGTGGAATAGCTTGAGAATTAGGAGTCTTGTTCGATACTTCAAGATCAAATAACTCAAGCAAAATAATAAGTTTTTTCTTCAATAATGGTTCTTTTAAAATATTATATATATTTTTGATAATAACTTCGTTTGATATTTGCTTTATAATAATATCTTTAGTATTCATTATTTTCTAAATTATCAATATATTTTATTTGTTTTCATATATTAAAATATGCTTTCAAAACATTTATTGGTTATATTCTTTATAAATGTTATACTAAATTTTATTGTTTTCTCTTGGTGTGTTGTTAAAAATAAAAACAATTGCGTTTGTCATAATACACAAAGACTCTTCATACAATTTTATTCTTACTTCATTTTGATATTTATATTTTTGATGTTTATGTTGAATTATTTTAATATTATCAGATACAACTCTGTACTTTTTGGATTTATATTATATTTCCTATTTATATTACAAATATTTGTAATATTTTATACTATCGTTTTGGTAAAAAGTATAATGAAAAATAAATCAAATTGTGATAAAACTAAATATACATTTAATTACAATGATATTTTCCTTGGAGTTACTTTTATAATCTTATTTATTATTTATTTTATTATATCATTCATTTCATAGGTGCATTAATCGTTCCATTATGTTTATAATCGTTCAAACTGAAATCATCATATCTTAATGATTCTATCCATTTCATTTTTTCATCAATTGAACTATCTAAATCAGGACATTCTTTTGTTATTTCCAATACGGGAGATTTTTCTATATTATTTTGTAATTGTTCATTAACGCCATCGATATGTTCTTTATATATATGCAAATCTGTCATATTTATACTAATACCATGTGGTTTCATATGTAATACTTTTGCAATTATATGAACTAAAACAGATACACTTGTGATATTAAACGGTAATCCTAAAAATAAATCAGTACTGCGCATACTGACAGAACAATGTAATCCATTTTTATCTTTATAAAAAACATAAAGAATATGACAAGGTGGCAAAGCCATTTCGTGTAATTGCGATGGATTCCATCCAGTTATGACTGCTCTTCTACTATTTTCAGGTTTAAGAAGTTCTTCAATGACATATTTGATCTGATCAAATCCGTTTTCATTGCTTTTATATTTTTTCCCAAAAGATTTCCATTGCCAACCATATACAGGACCGAGTTCTCCTTCTCTATAATGATTTAATCCTATAGAATCTAAATATTCACGACTTGAATTACCATTCCAAATATTAACCTTTTTATCTCTCAACTCATTTGAGTCAATAGATCCTCTTAAAAACCATAGAAGTTCCTCTATCACTCCTCGAAAAAATACTCGTTTGCTTGTTAAAATTGGAAACTTATCTTTGATATCATAAAAAGATATCATTTTTCCAAAACAAGATAATACGATACCATTCCTTGTTTTCTTTTCATCACCATTTTCAAGAACATATCTCAATAATTGTAAATATCCTGCTTCATCACGATAAGAATCCATTATATATAAAAGGGGTCAAATATTTAAATAATTTTCATATAAAAAAAAGATTTCTAAAACCATTAATGAAGAAAAAAGGTAAACAAAATATAAATAAAGAAGGCATACCATATATTACAATTAAATTGAGAAAAGTTAATTCAAAATATGGTGGTGCATTATTTCAAAAAACTCAAGTTTCACCTTCATCAAAAGTTGTAAAAAAGCAAAAAACAAAACACTTTGATCAAATACAAGAGGTTGATTCTATTGCTTCAAAAATGAAATCATTAAATATAAATAATGAAAAAGACCTTATTTTGAAAAAAATTCAGTTATGGAAAAAAAATCCTGATATACATCCCATAACTAAATCTGAATTAAAAATAAATTTCATAGATGAACAATCAGATTATGCAATACTGTATAAAGAGGCTTTTATATTTTTTTATAATCTTGTTTCAAAGAAAGATATAAATTATATTATCAAATATATTAAAAAAAAGTTACCAACCTTACACTATATTGATATAGTGGTTCAAGAAAATAAATACATATTCGATTATTTATTTTATCAGAACATAATTCAAATACATGACATGAACGATGTTATGATTCATTTAAAATTTTCAAAATTATATGAATTAATTAGTACAAATGATATCATTGTGTTAGAAGATTTTAATTTTGATAATGCTATATCTTCAATAAATGAGTATTTCAACCTTTTTATTAAAACCTATGTTTATTTAATATTTTCAACTATATATGATATTGTTGAAGAAAAAAAACTTGTATCTAAAAGTATCATAAATGAATTGATATTGTATAAAAAAGACTTAGACGATATAGCTGTATTAAATAAAAATTTCAACCAAGATGTTAAGAAATATATATATGAATATTTTATTAGAAGACCTATAAATGAAAATTTTGTTACAATAGACGAATTATTCTATTCAGAATTTATTTCAAATAATTATAATATGCAAGATTTTCTTAATAAATGTTTTGAAGACATTGAAGAGATAAGTTTAATAACACATATAGACCAAAATAAAGGAAGAATGATGAAATTGAAAGATCCCTATATGATAGAAGAACCTACCCCGCCATATCTCAAACCTTTGCCTCAAAATATTCCTGAAAAACCAAATTTAGAAAAAATAAATTCACTTTTTCACGATGAATCTGAAGAAAGTAGACAAAAAATATATCAAAGAAAAATGAAAATTTATGAAGATATGATACGAGAGAGACAAACATATTCTTCAAGATTGAAGAAATTCAATTCAGAAAATGCAAAATATTTAATTTTGAAAAAAAAATACGATGATCATATTCTGTCAATTATGAATTTGAGTGTGAAAAATGGTAAAAGAAATGAATTATTAAATAATCTTATAGGAGATGATATCCCGGAAGCAGAAAAATGTAAATTGGGACCAAATGAAGATTTATTGAGTCCATTTACGACTAATTACGATCCTTTAAAATCTTATCCATTATATCAATTGGAAACAATAGTTAAAATACAAATCAAAGATGGAGAAAACATAATAAGAACTGATTGTGGAAATGCTATTGATTTATACAATTATATAATTGATTTTTACAATGAAGGAGAAAAACCAAAACATCCAATGTTTCAAATTCAACTATCGGATGAGAATATTGAAGAAATTTTCAAGAAAATACCATATATAGTGAAAGATTTCAAAGAACCAGATATAAATTTAATTAATATTTTAGGTGATAAACTCGATTTATATTTTGACATGATAGAGTCACATGATACAAAAAAATATGGAATTAACTTTTATTATAATGTATATTTAACAAGGAAGTTTGGAAGTAATATTGAAAATGGCTTTGTTGACGACACAGGTTACAAAACAATTGTCTATCATATATGTACATTTCCTACAAAGGATGAATCAACAATTAATGGAGTTTCTACTGAGAGTACAACATTCGGTATGATAGAGTTGTTAAATAAGCTGTTTGTCAAAAAAAGACTATTACATAATTATAATCCACCATATTGTATAATATCAAATAATGTAGATACATTTACATATTCATATATTGCAATAGGAGCAAAACTTATGAAAATGAGATCAATCACAGATTGGATATATAAAAATAAGACAATAAGAAAAGAATCTGAAATTTCTCAATTATTTGACGAAATATATGAAGATTTGTCACATTACTAGGTTGAAAATTTCATATTTGCTTGACCACCTATAATTTCAAATAAATTATAGCAATGTGCATATAAACTTAAATCATAATTTGTATTGAAGTTATAATTTAAGTTTTGTAATTTATTTTTCAATATTTGATTATTATCGTCTTGATTTAACCAAACATGTAAATCAGTTTTGAATAAAGCCCCATTGTAATATCCTGATAAAATTTCTTTTTCGGGATATAAACTAAAAGCATATGTATATATCCCATTTTTAGGTACGACGGTGTGATTTTCATATGGCTGTATCATATTGAAATATTTCTCAGGTTTTTGTTCCAATCTTTGATTATTGAAGAAATTTATAGAGGCATCTACCATAATACCTTTTTTAGTTTCTGGATAAGTAGGTGAAAAGTTTGAAAAATCATTAAAATTGTGAATATCATCTCTTCTAAAAATCCAAATAAATTCTTTTGTGGGTAAATTTGTATTAAATTCTACTTTTTCGTTTTGAATGATTCCTGATCTAAATGTATATTTGATTTGTTCCGCAAGATAAGTTATTTTTGGTTTGTAACAAATTCTTAATCTTTCTTCATTTTCAAGAAATATGTATTTTGCTTCTACATATGGATTAAGATCATAATCATTATTTAAAAAATCTGAAATTGTTATATTTGTACTATTAATTTCATTATAAAATGTGGGGCTTATATACATTTGTAAACTATGAGAAAACACTTGATAAAGTTTTTCAGATTCTTCAAGTTCTATTGAAAGCTCAACCTCATATAATTGCATTCTGATTAAAGGTAATGCTAATGCAGGTGTTTTTGTGAACCAAAAATTGAGAGGTATGACAATTTCTCTTTTTGGAATTGAGGGATTTGGTAAAATATTTTCACTACCATCTGGTTTAACACTCTCTGGATAATAAAAATATATAAATTGATTATTTTTTATCGTGACTCTATCATTGCTTACTCTAGGATTATATATTTCAGGAACATTTCCTATTAATGTATCAAAATTCTGATGAACTGTTGTAAGTTCATTCCAAATATTCATCCATTCGCCTGTTATTTCATCAATTGTAATAGATCCATTTAAAGTAATTACTGCTTTTTTCATTATAATGGTTCCTATATTTTCAACCCATCTGAAACGATATTCGTCACTTGAATAAACAGCTGGTAATGTAAAACATAAATTCAATTTACTTAAAAGATCTCCATGTCTTCCAATTTTACATTTGATTGTATTAGAACTTCTATTCAATTTATTGCTATTAACAGAAAGAAAATCAATAAATCTCGATTCCATAGAAAAATTCGTGTGTCTTTTGAAAGCATATTCGTAAAAACTTATTTGTGGATTGCCAACCAAATAGTTGTCTATTTGTCCCGTTGATGCTAATTGTAATAAACCACCGCCCATTTATATATAAATGAACGGCAATATCTTATATATATTTAAGATTTAAAAAGGCTTTGGCATATTGTCTTCATTTGTTCTAGAATACGGAATATCCAATGTATTATTATTATTATCTCTGGAAATCTTAATAGGTTCAATTGGAAATTTCTCATTATACAAAGACATTATCTCTTTTGAATCTAAACTGTAATTAAAATATGTAAGGTTTGCTATTTTTATGATTTCTTCATTTTCGACAGAATTTTCTACATTAACATAAAGTTTACCTCTATTATGTTTCATTGTTGTCGAACCATAAGAACCATTGTAAGGTGATTCAACATTTCTATCTAAAATAACAACACCATTTAAATATATTTTGCAAGAAGTCTTATTTTTGTATAAAATATCATTTTCTGGATTAGTTTCTCTAAGAACAACAGAAATCATAAACCATTTTTTATCATACATTGGTTGATTCAGTTGATAAACTCCAAGTAATCCTTTATTTTTATCGTACATACTGTTGCTATTACAGTTTATTACATTTTTTCCATATTCGCGAAAAGAGTCAGGGAAAGTCAATGTGTTATATTCAACAATCAATGCCGAACCATCATTTGTTAATCTTAGTAGGGGGTTTTTGACAAGAAAATATTCTCCATTTGATTTCAAAACACAATTGGCGTCGTTTGAATATGGTAATTTTGCTTTATGTCCTCTTAATAATAATATAAAATCGTTATTATTATTTTGACTCTTGATCTTGTCGTGATCTATATACATCCAAAAGTTATATGAATATTCTGCACCACCTTGTTGATTTATAGATGGTGATAAATCTTTAAAAGATGCAGCATTTTTATTATATGTATCAACCTCTATATTTTTAATATCACCATTAAAATCCATTATTCCTTCAAATATCGAAACTTTTTTTTTGATGTTATTTTGAGAAAAACTATTCATTATTTCTCTATTATAAATGACATAAGCTACAAAAGTCAAGAGTAAAACAGTGAATATTGCAAAAACAATTTGAACAATATTGACAAAATTCATATAATCTATAATATTACTACATTTTTATTCTATTTTATATATCGGATATTGTAGACCATAACTTGATAAACCAAGTGAAGCAAGTAAACCATCCAACGGTCCTTTGTTATAGTCGTCATAAATGTCTTTATTATTTAGATCATAATTGAACATTGTTATTTTTGAGATAAGTCCTGAAAATCCAGGACCCATTGATGATTCGAATGATCCACCAGTGTGTAAATCACCCATTTTATCTAAATTTAAGTTATGTATTTTGACCTTAGAGCCAAAATCATTTGTTTCATCGGTGGAAATTATTTTTGAAAGATCACCGTCAATATATGCAGATATAGTTCCTCCATTTGAATTTTCATTTACTACAACACCAACATGAACCCATCTTTGTAAAGGAATATATGGGATTGTAATACCTTGTTTCATAAAATTGCTTATTTGCGAGTCATTGGCACCTTGAAGAGTTGTCAAATTTGAAGACATACTATCATTAGTATTTGCACTAAAACGAATATATAATTTATTTTCATTCTTATCGAGGAATATATATGGGCTTGCAGATGCTACATTGTCTTCGTCTCCGATATGGAATACATGTTTGTATGATCCATTGTATTTGTTTAAATCGTGTATATATATCCAAAATGTTAAAGTTCTTCTTTTACCATTACCAGATTTCACAAAATTTTTTATTGCATACTTACCATGTTTATTACATATAATTGGAGATTTTGTAGCTTGTATAGTAACACTGGATTGATTAAAAATCTTGTTTGAAATTATGTAATGTAATAAATAAGCTACTAATATTCCAACAACAATAACAGCAAATAATCCAATGTACATGTAATTATTCATAACACTTCCCATAACATCCTTAGTTTTTTGTTTATACTCATCAAAAGATAAATTTTCATTAACAAAATCAAAGGAATTTTTCATTTTATCAGTTCCAATACTATTTCCAATCGAATCATTTGATAATTTTGGAGTTTCTGGTAATTCGATTTTACTCATAATATAACTATCTAATTAAAGGAAATAAAATTTCTGGTATTATTTATATGATAATTGTTAATTTGATATAACGGGAAATTTGTAGTATAAGCTCTCTTTATGTTCTTTTTTTGCAAAGATATAAAACTCAATATCTTAGTAAAATTTGCAATGTTTGCTCTCTTATTTTTTTTGTTATCGATTCTCAAAAAATCGTGAATTATACTTGTAAAAAAATCAACAACTAGATCTGAAGAATTCGTTTTATACATCAAAACGTCATATAAAATAAAATTTAATAAAAACGATTTATATAAATTATGACATTTTGATATCGTAATTTTTCGGTTTTTGAGTTCAATTATAATATTTTCGTGAAATCTTAATGGAATTACCCATGGATCTGTTAAAACTGTTTTGGTGATATTTTTTCGGTTAAAATCATTTCCATATAAAATATTGACATTGATTAAGTCATCCATATTATCAAAAAATTCTGTTTCACTATATTCAATTTGTTTGATACATTGTGATAAATTTCCATTATTTTTTATTACATTTCTCAAATTAGAACTATTAGGAAATAATTTTTTTAAGGTGTTAAAAAGATCATTCTCATCAGGATCTACTAATTCAATTATTTTACATTTATTTTTAATACTACCGATTCTTCTCATTATTTCAATGGATGAAATACATATTATAGGTATTCGTTTAATTTTCATAGATGATAAAAACGATACAAATGATGAATTAACTGTTCTATCAATCGTTATAATAGAATCAAAATCATCAATAATCATTATTTTAGGGTCTTTGTTATTCATTAAAGTTTGCATTAAAGAACTCGTAGATGCTTTCGTGATATGATCTATTAAATCTGAACTATTTGAACAATTATTTGAAGATATATAATTCACATAAAGATTTAGTTCTTTGCAAATTTGTTTTATAGAATATGTTTTACCAATTCCCGAATTTCCAGTTATGAACAATACATCGTCAAATGACAATTTTGAATTATAATTTATTGTATTGGATTTTACCCAAGATATTATTTCTTCATATTTATTTTTATTACCACATAAATTCATATAGATATTATAGTCGTCTTTCTTTTAATACAGCATCATTTGTAAAGATATTATTATATAGTAACAAAATACAGAGAGAACACTCAAAATAACCTCTAAGTTAATTAATGATGATGATTTTGAATTACTATCAAAATCAAATGTTTTGAGATTTTCATTTGCATCGAATATCATCGCCGGTTTGATAACAATTAACAACGAAACCAAAACAATATAAAGTAAAATTGTATATACTATTCTACTTTTCATTTATCTAATAAATAAATATATTAATTTATTAAAGAAGGTAACAAATGACATATCATCGTATTTTTTCCATAATAGCAATGTTGATATTTATTGTTGTATTGGAAAAAAGTTTATCACTTGAACATTTTGTCAACTATTATTCTTTAGATACCGTTAATAAAAAGCATAAAAGCAATGTTTTTAATAACACTATTTTATTAACAAATAATGACAAACATGGAGAAACTATTAATGAAATTTTGAATAAAGATAATTTTAAAAACATGATCAGATATATTGAAGGGATGAAATGGAATTTATGGAATCATAATATTACTGATAAAATTGAAAAGGAAAATCAAAAAGTTTTGAATTTACTGGATAAAAAATTGAATAAAAAATATTATACAACTAATTATCAAATAAACAAGTTTAGAGAAAATCATCACGATTCCAATAAAATAATTGTCGATATAGATGTTTCAATATGCAATGATGAAATACCACATTTATATCATTTCAATGTTTTATATTATATAAATCTTACAAATAAAGAGATTCAAATTATTATTTGTAAATTAATTGGAAGAATCAAAGAAAATACAAATATCGATTATTACAATATTGAAGGTAATAATGATTTTAAATATATTGATTTTAAATCAGATATACAAAAAATGAATTATGACAATTTGATAATAAATGAAAAAAAAGAAAATGAAAAGGTTATTGATATATTATACCAAGAATTTATAAAAGATAATGAATATGATGATGATATGAAAAAAAATATATATTTCAAGAAAAATCACGATTATATAAAACAAATGTTTACAAAGAATTTGATTGAAAAAGATATATCAAATCGCAAGTATAAAGAAATAAATTCAGAATATGAAAATGTCTATTAGTTGATATAAAGAATTACTATAATAAATTTGTAGAATGATATTATTTTATAGCGAATTTTGTCAACATTGCAAAATTTTATTAGAAACAATAGAAAGACATGATAAGAATAAAATAGTGAAAAAGATTTCTATTGATACACTAAGATCATTAAAAAAAGCAATCGATCCTCAGATTCATTCAGTTCCAGCTCTTTTTATAAAGAGTACAAATGAATATATTTTTGGTAAAGCTGTATTTGATTATTTGCTGTTACCAAATAGAGGAATTCTTTTTACAAACCAAACAACAAAAATGAATAACGATAATATACCTAAAACACAAGAGAGTAATTCTGAACCATCTGCATTTACATTAGGTTCAATATATTCAGAAAGTTTTTCTTCACTTGAAAATGAAGATCAAATAAATGATAAAAACTATACATGGGAATTAATTGGTTCTTCGTCTGAAAAATCAGAAATTGTAACAATGTCTAATACAGATGATGATGGGAAGAAGAAAGGTTTACCTTCTTTAGAAGATCTTATGAAACAGAGATCAAGTGAGATATAGAAATATATATAAAGAGTTTTTATTATATAAAAAACAGTTCAAGGGATGAGTTCTGTTTTTATCTTCAATCAATATTATATTGACCTATTAAAAAGGATCAAATCTCGTTGTAAAGAGAACAAGGAAGATGATAATTCAAATCGTATTTTAAAAAGTATTAAGGCTACATATTCAACACTTGATAAATCATCGCAAGAATATATTGATTTTGTTAATAATCAAATATCAGAAGACGATTGGAAATGTTTTTTAGAAGATGATGATTGGGTGAAAAAAAATCAAAAAACACAACTTTACTCTGATATATCATTAGAAGATTTAACAAAATTATTCGAAGATGACTATTTACAGTTACATTTTTTGACTGTATTTTATATTTTCAGATCTGAAAGAGATGAGGAAGAAAATACAACTATTGTAAAAATACTCCAAAGTATTGATGATGAAAAACCCGAGCAATTGAATGATGATAATGTCAAGAAACTTATTTTGAGACTATCTAAATTGCGTAATGAAAAAGTGAAGGAAAAATCTGGAATAGATATGAAATTTATAGAAGATACAACTCTTGGAAAACTGGCAAAAGAAATTATCCAGGATATTGATATTGGAAAAATGCAAAAATCGATTGATGAAAAAGGTGATGTTTTAAAGGCCATAGGTGATCCTGATAGTGGGTTTGCGGAAATAATAACCAGTGTAAGTCAGAAAATGGCAAATAAAATTTCAAATGGTGAATTAAAACAGGAAAATATCATTCAAGATGCGGTGAAATTAGCATCGTCAATGCCTGGTTTGATGGGTGGAATGGGAGGATCTGGTAAAAATAAAGATACTCCTGATTTATCAAGTATGATGCAAATGATGTCATCAATGATGGGAAATAATGACATGCAGAACATGTTTAAGAATATGGCAGGAGCTTCTGGAAACAAGAAGAAGGGTCAAAGACCAGTTTTTAATGAAGGTGCATTGAAAAAAATGGCAGCTGCTAAAAAAATGAAAAATAAACTTCGAATGAGACAAAATGAGAAAAATGATAAACCAGAGTGAAATAAAAAAGTTCAAATTAAATAGATAAAGGTGTAATATGTTTTGGACGGAAGAAGTTTCAATATTATTGACTCCTACATTAATACCCACTGATTACATGTCTTTTGATGAGAAAATGAATACATTAACTAGGCTTGTAATTTTTATTTGTTTAATTGTTTCTTTAGTAACACAAAACATAAATATTATAGTGTTTATGTTTATAATCATATCATTTATTGTAATTGTATATAAATACAGTGAAAAATATAGAGATGATGTAACTGAGGAATTTTTCAATGAACACGATTTAGAAGTTATTGATAATCAAGTATGTGTGAAACCTTCGATAAATAATCCATTGATGAATCCAAATATCATACATTTAAGGGATTATGATAAATTAAAAATTTCAGGAGCTTGTCCATCATATAATGAAAATATCGGAAATCAAATAGATGAAATATTTGATAAGAGTAATTTCATAAATTCAAATGACTTATATAACCGTTCATCTTTATTAAAGAGACAGTTTTATACAGTACCCGGAGACACAATACCAAATAATCAAAATGAATTTGGAAATTGGTTATATAACAGAGGTCCTTCATGTAAAGAAGGTAATATAACTAGATGTTATACAAATATGCACAGAGATATTAGATTATAAATTATTTTTTTATTTATTTGAATAAGATAGAATAATGACATCTTTATATAATGCAGAGATACAGTTAAACTCTGATAAATGTTGGATGAATGCCAAAGATAACAATAATAACAAAATTGAACAATATTCATTATATTACAACGATTCTTATAAAAATGAAACAGAATATGGAAGTTTTCCACAATTTTCATATGATCATGTAAATTTAAATGGAAGGACAGGATATGGTGTAACAGATAATTATTTAATAGATGTTTATTCGTCATTGAGAAATTCTCAAGAATCTATGACTCGTGACAGATGCCCGGTACAACTTTCAACTAGAATATTCGCAGGAGGTCCAAAATTAACTGGAAAATGTAGAAATATAAATATGGAATTAGATATGATGTGTGGTACAGATACAAATCTTGATCCAAATTATAAAATGGTCGATGAAGTTATTGGATCATCTGCTACACAAAATGGTGTATGTAATAAACATATAATGGAAAAAACTACAAATGTTCTAGCTCCTTTATTAGATTGTGTGAAAGAAGTGCAAAATCCTGATCATATTGTTCCAACTTGGACTAGAGGAGGGGAAGATACTCGATCTTATGTAAATAAGCAAAAATATAATAGATGTAATAGAAAATAAAAATCTATATATATTTATTAGATAATGAGTTTTAATAGAAGCAAGTATGATAATTGCTCTTATAAACAAAATTTACAAAACAATGTTAGTACATTAAGTTATGTTCTTTCTCCTATGAATTTTGAAAGAGCTGATAAATGCAGACATCAATTAGGATTTGTCGGCGGTACTGCGGTTTCTCATATTAAAGGAAATATGGTTGATTTAGAAAGTGAATTAAGAGGTCAAACAAGATATATATCTAAATGTCCTGATAATTTATATGTTCCAACAGATGATGGAATTATCAAAAATGATAAAACTGATCCAATCGATACAACAACTATTCATTTACCTGCTTGTCAGTCAATAATGTATAGAAGTATTCCTAAACCCCCTCAAATGGAATATAATAAGTGTTAATATAAAAAATATATTTCATTAATAGAAGATGAATCAACCAAATGATACAAGAATTAATTATGATAGTTGTAGCTACACTGAAAAATTGAAAAGAACAATTGGACCTGGTTTATATTCATTAAATACTCCTTATAATGATTGTTCAGATTGTGGTGGTTTTCCAGACGATCCATCTTTAAGATATCAACATTATGGTCCTAATACATGTATGATGAAAACTGCTGTAGACGATTCTAGCGAATTACTTGGTATCAATTACAAATTAACAAAATGTAATGCAGAAGAATATTTTCCAGGAAAATATCAAAAATCAAGTGGATGTTCTGTTGAAAATTATAAAACAAGAGAATGTTTAGCTCCAAGAGAAGATACTAGATTATCAAATCCCGCTTGTTCTTTGAGAGGTACTGGAATAAATAGATGGGAGTGGCTATGTTATGATCCGCAAGCAAAAGCAATTGAAGATTTTGACAGAGTTCCTGTTAATTATCGCATGGTGGCTAAAGATAATCATGTTCCTTTAATTGAAGAACCGATGGATCAAACATTATGTTTCCCTCAATATGATGGAAATATCAAAATGGCAGACGAGGCTCTCAAACAATGGCAAAAAGGCAGTGCACAAGATATGTATGCTCCTGGTAATCCATTAGGATCTATTAATTACGGTAGATCTTGTAAATAAGTATAAAGGTATTTATTTTTATTTAATATATACATGGTTTTGAAAAAACATATATATATCAATGATGTTGAAATGTGTGAACTGGTTAATAATAATGATTTGAGATTTTTTAAACATCAAAAATATCTTTTAAACAAAATGTTAGATACCAATAATGGTTTTTATGTAAAATATTTTACTTGGGATTCAAATATTTTATTAAATGACTTTGAATTATGTAATAAAATTAAACATGTAAATATTATTAAACCATTATGTTATTTTGAATTTGAAGATGACATTATTGATTTTCTCCAAAATACTAACTTCAGGAAAAATGAAGAATTATCTGTAATAATTTCAGAATATTATGATCCGGTAAAAGAAAATATAGAGAATAAGTTTATATTGTTACAAATTATTCTTTTACTTCATTATATTTTCTTTAATTTTAATGTTTGTTTCAAAGAAATTAATATTGATAACATTTATATAAAAAAATTGAATAAACCAAAAAATGTTAAATACAACTTTTTAAATCAATCTTTTCGGATTCAAACAGAAAATATTGTTATATTTGATGATTTTTATAATTCATTTAAAACAAATGATCAACAATATTTTAATGAATGCATTAATAAAATTATGAAAAAATATTCGAATTTCACAAGTCATTGTGATAATATTGATTGTATTGAAAGATTGAATCAAATTATTTCATTTTTACGATAGATATTTTTATGATACTATTTTTTATATATTAATGATAAGAGGGCGAACAATGATGGAATTGGCATCCCAAGACAAACCATCGATGAAAAATATATACGAATCATCATTTTTAGAATCTATTAAACAAGATCAAATGAGACGAGGGAATGATCTTTTTCAAAAATCAAAAGATCCGTTAAGTTCAGGTGTATTTCCTTTACACAATTCATCTATTTCATTATCAAAAATGAATAATGATAATAATGTTTCTCTATTAAGTGGAAAAACAGTTGATAGAAAAAACTTTAAACATAACAATATGCAACCTTTTATTAAAGGAAATGTCACACAAAACACCGATGTTGAAAAATTTACAGCAAAATTAGATATGAATACAGGATCTGATAAATTCTATCAGAAGAAAAAAGAAGTTGTAAATGATTTTACTAATACAAATATTGATAATGTATACGGAAATAGATCTCAAAGTGATTTTTTAAAAAATCGTTTAAATTCTTCAAAAGTTATGAATAATGTTTTACCATTTGATCAACAAAATGTTGGACCTGGTATTAACCAAGGTTTTACAACAGTCGGTAGTGGTGGATTTCAACAACAAGATACAAGAGATCATGTGCTACCGAAAACAATGGATGATTTGAGATATGAATCCAATCAAAGAAATTCAGAATACCAAATACCAATACAAGGTCCTGCAAAAAAAACAGAACAAAGAGCTGTTATAACTCCTTTAGTTAAAAATAGACCCGAAACAACTTATAAACAAGGTATTGCAAATTGGTTTTTATCTAAAGCATCAATAACAAAAGATACTGCTAGACCAGAATTAGATGTAAAAGATACTCATCGACAAACTACACATGTGGAATATAATGGTACTGCTAAACTTATAAATATGCAAGGTATGTCTGAAAAAGATGATTATGGTAAAAGTAAGATTATTGTTTATGATAATGAACGCACATGTACATCTGAAACTCCTATTACAAATTTATCAACCACCGTAAAAGCATTAGTTAATCCTGTTTTAGACGCTATTCGTTTATCTGTAAAAGAATATTTAATAGAAGCTCCTAGAGCGAATGGTAATACAAGTATTCAAATGCCAAATAAATTATCTGTTCATGATACTAATGATGTTATGAAAACAACTGTGAAAGAAACAACGATACATGATAGCGAAAATTTGAATTTAACTGGTCCCGACGAATCTTATTCTGCATTACATGACACTGCAAAAACTACTGTAAAAGAAACTTTAATACACGACAGTGACAATTTGAATTTAACTGGAAATGAAAAGAATTATTCTGCATTACAAGATGATTTGAAAAAAACTATAAGGGAAACTGTATCTCCATATGATACTGTTCGAAATATTGGAAAAGGTAAATATAGAGTTTATATGCATAATCCAGAAGTGGCTAAAAAAACTATGAAAGAAACAACAATAAAAGGCAAGGCAGAATTGGGTTTTGTTGGTGGTATTATTAATAGTATTTTAGGAGGATATGCGACTCAAGAAATAGATATTAGAAATAGTCATAAACAGTTTACAGTAGATAATGAAAATATTGGTATTGCAAAATCAATAAATGATCATCGACAAGTAAGTCGTGAAAATGTTGAAAATGCCGAAATTGATGGTGCTCGTGAAAGATTATTAATGGATGCAGGAGGAACACCTAATCCAGGTAGAGTAAATATACCAATTGATAAAGAGAATGTTGATATGAAAACTAATCGATTGGAAACTGATAGTTATGCTGCTAGAGATACAGGAAATATTGGTAAAATTTATCAAATAAGACCTGAAATAAAAGATTGTAATATTACACGAGATGTAGATGATACTAATGCATTTAAAAACAGACTAGATAGTTCTATTTTAGAAACATTAAATAATAACGATTTGAATATAAAAATAAATCCGATACAATCTATAGATAATTGATGATAACAAATATCATTAAAAATGGGACTAATTATTTAAAAGTTCAATTACAGGAAGATAGCATAATTGGTTCAAAAAATAATATTCTATATTCACAAGGATATATTATAAAAGATGAATTATCTTCACCTGTTTTTACACAGTATAATGGTAAAGGAACTATCGCAATTGGTGCAAATATTCCAAATGAAATTCTACATTTAAAACTCAAACCATCATCTAGTTATATTTTTTCTTCTGATAATTTTGCAGCCTGTTCTGTAAATGTTAGATTAACTTATATTCCAAATGAAAATAGAGTAATTGTTGAAAATATATCTGACGAAGTGCAATATCTATGGATTTTTGCATATGGGAATTTTGAAAAAATTATTTTAGATCAAGAGGAAATTGAAATTAAAAAAGGGCTTTTACTTATTTATCATTCCTTTATGGAAATAATTGAAAAAAATAATTTCATTATTGTGAAAGGTCCTGCTAAATTTTATATTCAAACATTTGAAAAGAATGAAAATGACAAAGGTGATAATATTATTTCAAAATTTTTAGAAAATGTTAAAAATAAGGGAAAAATCAGAAATACTTTGCGCAATATATAAAGTTTTGTTGAAAAATATATATAGAATGCAAGATTTGGTTGAAACACGCAAAGAATATATTGAATTATTGCAAGATTTTATTTCGATTCCTTTATCACAAAGAATTTATAATATTTATACCGAGAATAACAAACGAGGTAAAAATGTTTTACAAGAGTTTCAGAAAGAATTAGAACTCATACCAAAATGGAATAATCATATTATTGAAACAGAAACACAAAACATTATTGAAAAATCTGGTTGTAATTATCTTCATAAATTGTTGAAATTGACGATATCGTCTGGTATCAAAATAAAATTTAGAGAATATGGTCATAATATGAGGAAATTAAAAATGAAAATGCCAACTCTTGAAGATTTTATACACAAATGTTTTATAAACTCGGCTTCATTTTGTTGGAAACATGCTTATCTTTTTACTACAAGTAAATTAAATTCGGTACAAATACAAAATAACATCAATACTATTGAAAATAATATCAGAAAAATGGTTTCCAAATCATTAAGACATTGTATAAATGGTAAGGAATTAATAGAAGAACTTGAAAGTTTATCAGATAGATCATTCAGGAAGAAGAGTAATTCACATATTCAGAAGACTCATTATACGAATAAACATGTAAATCATGATAATGTAATTGATGATAAATCCGACGATGTAATTGATGATAAATCCGATGATATAATTGATGATAAATCAGATGATAAGTCTGATGATGTAATTGATGACAAATCTGATGATATAATTGATGATAAATCAGATGAAGATAAATTGGATGAAGATAAATCTGATGAAGATAAATCCAATGATGATAAATCCGATGAAAATAAGTCTGATGAAGATAAATCTGATAAAGATAAATTGGATGACGATAAATCTGATGAAGATAAGTCTGGTGATGATAAATTGGATGATGATAAGTCTGATGAAGATAAGTCTGATGATGATAAGTCTGATGATGATAAATTGGATGATAATAAGTCTGGTGATGATAAATTGGATGAAGATGATTCTGATGATTTTGATGATATTATTGATGATGAAATTAAAGATGATAAATCAAATGCTTTTAAATCAGAGGATGAAACTTCTTCAGAAGAAAATGAAGATATAAAGGTTGTTAATATCGATGATATGAATAAGAGTCAATATTTCAAAAAAAAAGGTAATTTATTCTTCTAAATAATCTTTTATTATAATAAGTTTGATGAAAAAAAAACAAGAACAATCTAATTACTGGTATATGATATTTTCGGTATTATTATTGATTTTGATAATAATAGTCAGTATTTTATTATATTTTGTTTTAAAGGTTCCTAAATATAAAACAGAAGTAAAAAAGGAGGTAATATATATAAATGATAATACAGAAAAATCAGAAGATATAAAAATATATCCAAAAGAATTACCTGAATATAATAATAATGATTATCAGCAAATTGGATTATTAACTGCAAATGAATCAGACAAAGACCCTATTATATTGCCATTATTTGCGAAAAAATTAAGAAATAATAGAGATCGATGGCAATATTATACTGCAACAGATAAAAATAATATGATGAGACTTCCATTGCATCATCAAAATATGAATTGTGATGATTCTATAGGTTGTAGGGAAATATATGATGGTGATACAATTAACGTTGAGATATATAAAAATAGAATATTTACTGCTACTATATATAAGAATCAATCGCCTCAATATTTTGCAGATGTTTATTAATATCGCGAAGTTGTCTTTTTAACTTTTATGACACCTGTATTCTTCTTTTTTGTAAAGACACCTGTATCAAATGGTTCAGAATCTTCTTCATTTTCTATACCCATTTCTCTTCTTTGATCTTCAAGATTCTGTAGTTCCCATAAATCATTGCTACACATTTTGAAATTTGTTTCACTAGCTTTATACCAGAAAACTTGATCTTCTATTTTATTACTTTGTATCTTATTATCAATAACTAAACATTCAAAATTATCAGTTGTTTGTGTCATAACTTGATCAAAAACTTCAAAAGTTGGAAACATACCAGCATAATTTTCATAAATTTTTTGTCTTTCTCTTATAATATTATTTCTAAAAATGAATACATAATCTACATTGTTTCTTAGAACAGGTGGTAAACCAAGAGAATGCTGCATTGTTATTAAAAAAAATATCTTATAATGTCTCCCATTCATAAAGATTGATCGTATATTTGTATCATTTATCCATCTTTTATCATATAAACAATCGTCTAATATAAGAAAAGCTCTTGAATCAAGTTGAGAATGTCCTGTTTTTTTCAATTCTTTTTTCCTTTCAGTAGATAGATTTATTTGTCTATCTAAAAATTTTTTAATTACCTGTTCTTCACATTCATCATATATCAGCATTTTCGGAATAAATTTTTCGAAATAACCATTTGCTCTTTCTGTTGGACTTATTACAATTCCTACTGGAATCGAACGATGATAATTTAAAATATCTTTCATACAATATGATTTTCCTGTATTTCTTTTTCCAATAAATACAACAACTGAATCAGACGCTATTCGCGATGGATCAAATTTCTTGAGTTCCAATTTCATATATAATAAGAAGATGTGACTATTTTATATCAATTTATTTTTATTGGATCAAATCCTGTATAAACTGATTCTTTTATTTGTTTCAACATTGTATTATCTACATTATCTTTGTCTATTTCATAATCAACATTTTCATTATCAAATATGAAATAAAATACTATTGTAATTAATATATAAATTAAACACAATAAACCAATATTTGATATTGTCAACATTTTATAATCTCGCGGATTTTTATTATATTCATTCCATTGTAATATGATAAATAGTGTAATAGAGCATAATAGAGACCATAAATAATACATTACAAATCCTAAAATTATATATGATTTATTTTTTTATTAAATATACTCGTGTAATATAATAAATGCAACTTATGACTAAACATACATATTTCATTGTAAAGAAAATTGGGTCGAATAATGTTAAATTAGGTGTAGAAAGGTGTTTCCGGTTTTTTATAACTAGGTAATACATTTTGAGTACATTTCATTAAAAATATTTGAAATTTATAAATCTTTCATAAATATTTGAAAAACAATAAGAAATGTACTCAAATATAAAAAAGAGTACATTTCATTCAAAATTCTTTAAAAAATAAAACTCTTTATCAAAATGTAAAACTTTTATAGGAATGTACTCTTTTTGAAATTATTAAAAATAGTATAAAACTTACTCTTATTTTTCTAACAAATGAATGATTTGCAAAAAAAACAAATACAATATTTTTGGACTTTATATGAAAATGAAGGGCACCATAAAGCTATGACTTGGTTAGAATCACATAAATATTACACAGATTATTGTTATGAAGATATTTCGGAAATTTGTAATAAAATGAAAAATCTCTGTCAAAAAGAAAAAATGATACCTCATTATGATATTTCATAATATCACATGATGACCACATCACAAATTTTGAATAGTTTTAATACAAGTATTGATATTTACAAACAATATACTCTCGATGAATTACAAAAAAAATTGGAAGAAGCCTATAAAAATGTTATGATTAAAGATAAGTTTATGATTATTGATGTTGAAACATCTGGGTTACCAATTAGAAAATCATTCTATAAAACACCAGACCCTTCGATGATTGATCTTTATAAAAATGCAAGAATTGTAGAAATTGCATATATTATTTATGATTCTCAATTTAATATTATTCGAAAAGTTGAAAGTTTAGTTAAACCAGAAGGGTTTATTATTGAAAATTCTCATATTCACAAAATTACTCATGAAGAAGCATGTCAAAATGGACAAAATATTGAAACTATTCTACAAAATTTGGAAAAAGATTTGATTGATGTTGAGAGAATTGTGGCTCATAATATTGATTTTGATGTCAATATCATATTATCAGAGTGTTACAGAAGCAAGAAAAATAATTTGATTAAAAACATTTTTCTTAAACAAAAATATTGTACAATGGAAAATGGCAAATCTTTAATGAAAACAAGGAAATACCCAAAATTAACTGAACTATATCAATATTTATATCAAAAAGAAGTCATACAAAAACATCGTGCCTTGTCTGATGTTGAAATTTGCACAGATTGTTATAGGAAATTAAGATAAAAAACAAAAAAATGATAGTTGATTTCATTTATACAATCAACAAATGAACTATCAAAGATATGCGATTTTACTAGCAATAATTTGTACAATATTCAATTATAATCATACAATTGTTTATTATAATAAGTTTGTTCCAGATAATTTTTCAAGATCAAAACTGTTGAATAAAAAATTCTCTTGTATAAGATATTTCAATAATAATGAATACTATAAATATACTGAAAAAAAATGTCAAGATTACAAATATGATTATTTGTTGTTTCAATTACAAAAAGCTATTCATATAAATGATTATATACTCTATAACATATTCTGTGCGATTTTATTCATACCAGTATTATTTATTTAAACTTTATTTGATAGCTGTAAAATATTTTTTAACCTTGATATAAACATATCAATATCATTTGGATTAAATTCAAAATTATAAAACATATTTTTAAAAAATTTCAAATGGTTGAAATATTTTGTTCCCGCAATATATGATATATTATCTTCTTCGATAAGTATTTTATCAAATTGTTTTTCATTTTTTAAAATCATATCATATATACAATTTACACCAATCTTTAATTGTTTATAAAATTCACTATTACCAACTTTTGGCGAATCATATAAAAAACAAGATATATTATAATAATATTTAAATTTTTGAATGATATCATACGCAATAAGTGATGCTAATCCTGCACCGATAGAATGACCTGATATATATATGTGTACAATATCATTATTTTCAGATAATTTGTTTATATGTTTAATTATACCGGTTTTAATTTTTTCATATTCAGTAAAAAGTCCCTTATGAACTTTTACTGATTCATTTATGAAAATTAATTTGTCATTTATTTGTAAATTAATTTTACTATTTGGACAAATGAAAATTGTATTTTTATGTTTTAATAAAAAACAACTGGAATTACCTTCACATATATAATGTATTTTATTATTTGCAATAATATGATGTATATCTTGTAGATAATCGTTTTTTTCTATTTCTTTTAAAAATATCGAAGGAACTTTATTTGATAGTTTTGTCAATAATGCATTTTTATAAAGATCAAGAATAAATATTTTATTCATAAAATCTATATTTAAAAGATAAAAATAAAAAATAATGCTTTTTAATTGCTGTAAGCAAGACCGCCCATACCTGACATAATACGGAGGACATTGTAGTTTACAGCGTATATTGATAGACTTCCAGCAACACTCGATGATACTGATAAAACAGCAGTATCTATACGAGACATATTTAAGGTTCCAGAAGGTTGGTGTTCTTCGGGTTTGAGAGCAAATGAATATACATTGATACCACCGTGCCAATTAGAAGGTGTGTTTTCGTGATGTTGATAAGGTTGGACACGAGAGAAATAAGTTCCATCGCGTTCTGTCATACGATCATTACCATTTAATTGTATTTTAGCTCTCATTACATGATTAACATAGGAATCGTCAGTATATCTGTTCCATTTTTCTGCAACTGTACTATCAGTATCGGAGCGAACAGTCCAAATAAGTTCTTTACATGGGTGATTGAAAGTCATTCTAGAACTCTTCATAGTATTAGGATCAGTGCTTGCAGTGATAGTATCAGAGCCAGTAAATTGTAATTGTTCAATGAGATATTCGTGTGAAAGTTGAGCAAAACGTCTGCGTTCATCGGTATCGAGGAAGATATAATCGACCCACATAGATACATCAGTCATTTCAATCTTGTTAGAATCTGTAGAAGTTACAACAATATCAGCTTTAGAAGCATAATTGATATTGATCTTAACTTCATGATATTGGAGAGCAATAAGAGGGAGTGCTAAACCAACATTGCGACAGAACCAGAACTCGAGAGGAACATAAACTTCATATTTTTTGTCAGCTGGTAAAACAGTAGATTCTACAACACCCTCACTGTTTCTGGTAGCACCAACCATTTTTTCATAACCTTCTTTTTTACCGACAGGCATAGAAAGTTCGTTCCAGATATATAGCCATTCGGAATAGTGTTTATCAATCTTCTGTCCACCAATTTCGAGTTCTATTGTTTTAAGTAATTTTTGTCCGAAATAAGGAACAAGTTCAACACCGAGACTAGAAGCAACTACAGTTACTGTTGCGCCACTACCACTACCGCCAGATAGTGAATAAGTTTCGCCAGAAGTATATCCAGAGCCTCCATTGGTTAATTCTAAAGTTGCAATTGCCCCACCTTCAGCAACTGAAACAACTTTAACTGTACCACCATTATTTCCTCCAACTATATTTAAGATTTCATTTGCGACATAAGTACCAGTACCTCCAGAGCCAAGAGTAACACTAGAAATCACACCTTCTGTAGAAGCGGTAGAAGTATTTTTGATTTTTCCATTGAAATAAACACGATTAATTAAATCACCATTACGAGTGATTAGAACACTTACTGAAGAACCAAAGTTATTGTTTCCATTGAATGATTGTTCGATAGATTCCATCGCGAAATTAGTGTGTCTGCGGTAAACAACTTTGAAAAAGGTAATTTGAGGATTACCGGTTAAATAAACATCTTGAGCGCCATAAGCGACTAATTGAAGAAGACCACCACCCATTTTATTGTTATATTCTTTATACTATAATAGAAGAAAAAAAAAGAGATATATTATTTTTATTATTAGTTGCT